GCAACAGTGATTGTTACTGTGAGTGCAGTACGGCCTGTCTCTTTACCATTGCTATCACGTGTTATAGTTTCTAAAGGTACATATGCACCTTTACCAAACTGACCACCGCCACCAATTCCAGGATTGCACATAATAGCTTGAGGTTGTGTGCGATCATTACCAGGTGCACGAACAATGCTCTGTACACCTGTTAATGTTACAGCACTACCTCCTGGAGGAGTGTAAGTTACTGTAAACATAATTACACTCCTTAAACTGTAGTGATATCAGTTATAGGCTCACGCAGTTTTACAACTGTATAAGTATACGGATACTCTGTGAAAAGGGCTCCCATTTCAGAAAGAGCAACAGGCATACTATTTTTAGGATGTCTGATGTTATTCCCATAGTTGAAAGAACCAAGTTTACCATCATTCATAGATGGTGTACCGAAGATGATGCGATTACCAAGATCCATCTTAGTCATTAATTCATCCGGAATTGCAATGTCCTCAACCTTTTTCGGAGGTGTTTTGGCCCACAGCTCTTGGATGTATTCATCGATCTGGAAGGTGGTATTATCCCAGCAATTGTAGGACATGTCATCTTTTGGACCAATGATGATAACATCAGTTGGCATATTGAGATCTTCAACAACTTCTCTTACGACCTGGTTACCAATATGATAGTCAGTGGTTTTTGTACCACGCTGCCATACAATTGGACCCTGGACAAAGTTGTCACGAATTACTCTTACCTGGTCACCTTCCTGATAACCCATTTCAATACGAGTTACAGGATTCATCCAGATACCAATCTCCGCATACGGTACAGTTGCTTTGGTTAAGAATGCACCACGCATAATAGCATCAATGATATTCTCACCTTCTTGCTGAAGTACAAAACCACCAGCTTGCTCAGTGCTATAAAGCAATCTGTTTGCTTGATCACGGAATGGTAAGTTAATACCAAGACGTGTGCTCATATCATTAGGATCTGTATACCATGGGAATAGATCTGCAAGACCTTCCATAGCACCAACAACTGCACCAGATGGTGAGTTAGCTCCTGGTGCACCAGTAGCTGTGAACGAGGTATATAAGCTACCTGCAGTCGGGTTGAAGCGATCATAGGTTCCTTGGAAAGGACCTGATGCAACTGTAATTGCACCAAATTCCCATGATGTACGGAAAGGATCACCACCGCCCACAACTTCTCTGTTGCCCTGAACCTGTAAGAACTGACCATCCAGCCAAGCACTTACATGTGTTCCACAGGGTAAAAGTGAAAGAAGACCTGGTTGATTGTCAAGTACCATGTAAAGTTCATCAACTCTTGCTGTACCCCAAGGCAAAGCTTGAGTTGTCTTAATGAGCATACGTCCACGTTTGAAATTGGACTGGAACACATTGATTGGCACTTTGATTGTGAATGGTATACCTAATGCTCCAGGTGCACCTGCAGCTGGTACTGCTCTTACGTTAGCTACTGGTCCATAAGCTGCTGCAAGAGTCGGTGCTGCAATTGAAGCACGTATCTGATGTACAACACCATACTGACCGTGAATGGCAAAGTTTTTGAAAAGAGATGCAACGTTTGTCCTCAACGAGTGCATACGTGTAGCATAATCATTTTCAAAAGCCGCCTGCTTTTCTTTGGTCTCAAGGTTAAGCATCATGTCCACATCAAAACCATCAGATACTGTACCATACGTAGCACGGTAAATACCATAGTCGAGTGAACCTGATCTGTTGAGACCTACATTTTCTCGGAATACTTGGCTATTCAAAGTACCACCAGAGTTGGTGACAGCTAAGAGCATCCTGTATTCAAACTTGTCGTTGAACTTCCATTCACGCTTTTTTGCACGAATCAGCCGAACGACGTCCGACTGGCATGGAAATAATCCATTGATCAAGTATTCAAGGATGAACACTTGCTTGGTTAATCCAACCAGCTGATCTTGTGAAATAGGCATAATCTATTCCTCCTATTAAAACTTTAAGCTGCCGATTAACTTCGCCAGCGCGTTGCCTGTTTGACCTTTGGGTGTGATACCCATATCACTGAATACATCTTTTTTAGGGTTTAACAATTTATCAAATGCAGCATCTGTAGCTGCACTAACTTCGTCTATATCACCAAATTGACGTTCACTATTTTGAAATCTATTTAAGAAAGCTTTTCGTTGTTTTTCTGGTAGTGCATTGATAGCTTCAAATAATGCATCTTCATCAGTTCCTGTTCCACCAATTACTTTTACCACTTCTTCATCTTCATCTTCATCTTCATCATAAGTAGAGTCAGATGCACCAAGAGCTTTAGCTGCCCACTTCTGAGATTTACTCAATTCAGGTCTTAGTGGATCACCAGCGTGATCTTTGTTAGCTGCAACAGCTGCATCTTGCAAATCTTCTGAATCATCATCAATTTCTTCATCATTGATAGCTAAATTGACAAGAGCTAAAGCTTCTCTTAAAAGATTATCATCATCAAATTCATCTTGTTTTTTTGACCAATTTTGAAGTATATAATCATGACCTTCTTCGCCTTCTTCTTTATTTCGTTCAAAAGGTATATTTAATTTTGTTAAAAGATGTTCAATAACAGTTTCAGCATCTTCCATACCATACTCATCATTGATATTACCATATAACTCAGATATTTTTGTTAACATATACTACCCCATAAATTAAAACTTTAAGCTGCTAATTAACTTAGCTAATTCATTATTATATTGTGGTTCTTTTGAAATTGCATCACGAACTATATTTGTTTCTACATTACCTGTAGAAGTCCTACCTTTTACAGTACCTGCTCTACCAGCTATTTTATTTGCAAATTCTTCTCGTTGTTTTTCTGGTAAAGAATCAAACACAGCAAGTAAAGTTTCTAAATCCTCAGATGGTTTAAGTGAAGATGTACCCATTTTATCATCCATAAATGCTGCTGCTTCTTCTTTTTCTTCAGGTGTCCAATCTTTCATATATGCTGGTGTATCTTCACTATCTAGCATTGGTCCTATGTTGTCAAATTGACCTTTTTTCAAAGGATCAGATCTATCTGGATAATCACTATCTTTGATATCAATAATATCAACACCTAATTCTGATAAAACATTTTTAATGTCTTCAACATCTACATCAGTATCATAATCATCTTCAGCAGATCCTACTGCATCTAAAACATCATTAATGTAATCTTGTAAATCAGATGCTTCAAGCAGTTCAATTATTTCATGTCCTAGCATTACTTACCTCTTGTGACAGCTGATAGTATATGACCACCAGGTTTCCATACATTTTTAGGTGGTGTTTTTAGTTTAATAGATCGTTTAATACGTTTATCAGATCCTATAATTTCAGGAGGTACTTCACCTTCCATTGGAGGAGGTGGCATTTCACCAGCCATAGGTACACCAGGACCAGGAACTTCAGGAGGTGGTGCTCCCATATCACCAGGTGGCATCTCACCACCCATATCTGGTTCAGGTGGTAACTCACCACCTACATCAGGCATAGGTGCAATATCAGGAGGAGCTATTTCAGTAGGCTCAGGCATATCCAATGTACCATCACCAGCTGCTCCACCAGTAGCTTCCGCTACAGCTTCTTGTATATTAGCCATTTCTTCTTGCATTGCATTCATAATAGCTTTTATTTCATCACCTAATTGTTCATGCTCAGTTCGTATTTGATCAAGAATTTCTTGCACAGCTCTATTAGCTCCAACTGCAGCAGAGTTAATACCACGATTAGTCATCTCAGATAAAATAGCTGCGCCAATGTTAGGTCCTTTTTTTAAGGAAGGATATAAATCATAAAAAGATGCTTCATTAGCCGCTGCTACGCGGCCTGCTTCAGCATCATTTAACATTGCAATTTGTTCTGCCATTTCTTCTAGTGTCATATAGACCTCCAATCTTATTTTATTGTATCATATTTATTTATATTTATGAATATACAATTTTCTTAGTACTTCATTGATGCAATCTTCTTAGCAAGGTTGCGTGTCTGATCTTCTGGATCATGAGCCACACCTAATTTTCCATTAGCTTCTACAGGTGTTTTATCTACTAACCGTTCTGCATCATCTTTTAATTTTCTCTTTTTTCGTTTAGTTCTTGTATCTGATGACAGTATTTTAAGACCACGACCTGGTGTCGGTCTCCTTTTACTAGGGCAATTAGGATTAGTGCAATTAGGATTAGTACACCATTCTCCTCCACATCTTGTGTTCATAACCAATCTCCTATTGATGGACCATTAACATTATCAATACGTTTCCATGCACTCTTATCTTTCTCACAGAATGCTTCAAATGCATATTTAGCTTCTACAAGTTCTTTGCTTACTCCCATCATTTCAGATTCATTAAACGATGCGAATTTATCAGCAAGTCGTGCTACTAAATAACGATACATTTCAGGACAAGGATATACTAACACTGTATCAGGAGTCCATCCAAGCTCTTTAATCCTATATCGTTGTTCTTTTGTATCAAGATCATTCCAATCACGTACTATAACACCTAAACCAGTTTTATCATTATATTTACAGCTTAAGTATTCAACATTTGAATCACGACCTGTGAATTCAAAAGGATTATATTCCACAAAATCAATACTATGCATTATATTTTGGTAAAAACCTGACATAAACTTTTGTGTAAGTCTATGTCTATACGTAACAAAGATATATGGATAGTCACATGTTACATACCATACAACCCAATCTTCAGCACTACGATCAATAGCTCTTCCAAGATTAAAAGTTTCAGTAATTACTTGATTCTTATGTCTTAATACTAATTGATTATGATTTCTATCTAAAGTGTAAAGATGATAGTCATCTTCAGATTGAAATGATGGTGAACCTTCAGGCCACATAGTTTGTTTTTCTGTTTTAGTTGTAGTTTCAGTAACTTGTACTTCTACATCGTGTAATGGTTCATCTTTCTGTTCATATAATTTAGGATCACGATTATTACGTGGAAAGAAAAGCATGGGGGCTATCGGTGCAAAGTTCAACCATATAGTACGTCGTTCAGCATCAGGACAATATAGATCAAAACCACTAATATGATATGTAGATCGTGATTTAAGATCATTCATACCAGATGAACGGAATATATCACGATTAAAACCTATTGGATCTTGTGCAGCATATACTCTTACACTATTTTTAACAAAGGGTGGTAACTTAGTCATTACAGTATTTAATCGTACTGTAGTTGTATAATAACCACTATCTATATTTACTATACGATTATATATATCAGACCACGTATAGTTAAGATAGTTAAGACAATCAGACCATGAATATGAATTGAGAGCTTTGGTCTGAGCAAGACGCATAGCATCTTCAAGAGCATCAGAAGCAAAAGACTTTAATTCAATCTGTAACATTATGGCCTCGGTGTTGAAAGGCCTTGTAGACCTTGATTATATACATTTCGCACTATTTGCTCAACATCTGTTATCGCTCTATCTGCCATAGTAGCTACAGTATCAATACCTAGTTGCATATATGTATTATACACAGCCATTGATCGAGCACGTGGATCATCTCCAGCAGCATCTAATGCTCTGGCTACAGCTTCACTAGCTGCAAGCTTCTCTGGAGTAGGTGCTCCAGCTGATATACCCATAAGCACAAATAAAGCATCAGCTAATTCTGGTTGTTGTCTAGCAACTCTTGTGATAACATCAGCCTGATATCTTGGTAAATTAACTTTTGACCATACTTCAATAGAACGTCTGAATCTTTCATTGCGTGCCATGATTTGATAATTATGTGAATAATCCCAACGTACCATAAATTGACGTATTTGCTCTTGTGTCATTAACTTAGAGTCTTCTAATAACTTTTGAAGTTGAGCACGCTGTTGTTCAAGAGGTATATTCATCAAACCTTGTTGACGCTGCAACTCAGCAATCTTAAGTTGTAAATCAAGTTGACGACCACGATCCATTTCTCTCATCTCTTCTGTAGCAAATGGCATTTGATATAGTTGACCTACATCACCACCAGTTACAGTGCGTCCTCCACCTTCTTGAGAAACTATACTATATGGTTTACGTGGACCACGATAATATCGTGCATTCAAAGCATCGGCTAAACGTGATAAACGCATTGTTTCAGCATGTGATTTACCAGTAAAAGGATGCTGTGCAGGAAGATACATATCTTTATAATAATCAGGATTTTCCTGCATTATTTTCATCATATACGCATAGTGCGCATCAGGATCACCTATATCAACATGTTCTAGATTTTTATCTATTTGTTGTGACATATCTCTAGAAACAGGTGTATCTGCTTGTCTATCACTAGCACTTGAAGGTATAGCTGAACTAAAATCTGAAGTAGGAGGTGGTATACCTGGACGTCTTGGAGGTTGTTGTGCCACAGATAATATTGAAGCTTGATTCTGAGGAGCTAAAAGATCCATCAATGCTTTTTGTATTGGGTCCATTTACTTACCTTGTTCCTTTAAGACTTGCTGAGCCACTTATCACTCTGCGGTTGTGTAACATTCTTAATATCATTTAAGAATCTATTATTTTGATGAGCATATTCTTGTACTTTTTTAACAAGTGTTTCGTTCTTAGCTATATTTTCAATATATTTTAATGTCTCATCTCGCCATTTATCTGATACTTGTTTATCACCAGGATGATTACTAACTGGTTTACCTTTTGTTGGTATATCTTTATATATTTGTAAAAGCTTAGAATATACTGTCTTATAATCATAATCATTCTCATCATCTTGTGACGCAGGAAGCTCAGGTTGTTGTGGAACAGCAGCTCTAGCTATTTGTTGTGTTTCTTCTTTTTGTTTTTTATCTTTTAATATCTGACTAGTACGAGCTATTTGTGTTTTTGTTTTATCAATTAAAGCTCCATATTCTTTTGCTTTTTTTGTTACAGCTACTTGTCCACCAGTTGGTAACCACTTAAAGTAAGATTTAGGTTTAAGATCTTTACGTTCTAAGAAAGACTTAAATTGTGTTAACTTATTTAGATCACTCTGTAAAGTAGCTATATCAAGATCTTTAAGTTCTGATATAGATCTTTTAATAAGAGGTTGCATTGATTGAATATAATTATCTATATAAGTATCACTCATTTTCCAACCTTACTATTTTACGTGCTAAATCAGCTATTGCTCCAGCATTCATCAATGCAAGACGTCCTGTGTCAACTGTCTTATAACCACTATTAGGATCTTCTTTAACTACAGCAGGATTAACTTTTTCAAGATCTTGCGCCATAGGGCCAATATGAACTTCATTAGTGTCTGTGTTTGGGTTAACCTTTAATGCTTCATTATTATATGTGTATTCATAATTATGTACAAATTCTGCATACTTAGCTAATACATCATCATTCCAAATATCACCATCACGTTCAAAGTCCGTGTTGTCATCCATATTACCTGCAATCTGAGATAATACTTGTGCTTCACGTGAATTAAATGGAGGACCAAAACCATATATAGCTTCAGCTAATTCACCGAGATCATCTACATTTTCAAGCACTTGAGATAACTCTTCATCTGAAATAATACTACCATACTTACGTAGTATAACAGCTGCTTGTTTTGCTTCTTCTCTCATACACCTTTACCTGATGATACAACTCTACCAAGAACTTGTAATTGACCTGGAGTCATTCCTTTAGTCATTTCTTTAATACCTTGTGTTTGTTGCAATAATCTAGAATCTAACATATCATACATATTTAATAGCTGCATCTGTTTAGCTATATTACCTACACCTTCACCAACAGCTTGTGTAGCTCCAGATACACCTTGACCTATACCTTGACCTAAGCCAGCTACACCTTTTCCAAGACCACCTGTTATATCAGCTAGTGCTCCGCCAAACATATCAAGTGGTGTACCACCATAAAGATCTTTTTTAGCTTGTGATTGTGTGCCATAATGTAAAGGCATACGACCAACACCAGCTAATACATTACCAGCTAAACTAGTACCACCAGATAATGCTCCACCTGCTAATTGACCAGCTCCTCTTATAGCTGAGCCACCAAGACCAACAGCTAATGGTGTAATAAATGTTCCAGCATTACCAATAGCTGCTGTAGCTTTACCTGCACCACTTAAAGCTTTAGATAATGCTGTATCTTGTGGAAGAGTATCAGGTAATTTTTGCATTACAGGTTGACCTTTACGAATCATAGGATTACCATATTTATTTAATACAGGTATTGTTTTTCCTGTAATAACTGCACCTTTATTAGTCATAGCTTTAGTAGCAAGTTTTGGTAATACTTTTTTACCAAGCACTCTGAGAATATATGGTAATACTAGTAAACTTACAGTTGTAGCTGCACCCATTAAAATCTCCTATGTACTGCAGATATAATGTTTTTAATACGTGTGTCATATCCTGAATCTACTGGAACTGTGGTTGTTTCACCATGACCTGCTGGTTTAAACTCACCTTCTGCACCAGGCCACCAACGATCAGCTTTAACACTAAACTTCATTTTACCTTCCCATCCAGGCATTGCATTTAATCGTGTTAACTCAGCTATATCTACTTCTTTAGGTGTTGTACCTAAAGCTGTTAATACAGCAGGTGGAAGATTTTGAGCTTTAATGTTCTCAAGATTTCTTGTATTTTCTACTGGTGGTGTTTCTACTGGTGGTGTTTCTACTGGTGGTGTTTCTTCAGTTTTAACATCTTCTTTCTTCTCATTATCAGTAGCTGTTTCAGTACCACCTTGAGCTAAAGCTCTTACAGCTCTGTCACGTGCAGCTCTTTCTTGTTCTTCACGCGCTAATTCAGCACCAAAACCACGTTCTTCAATTGCTGCTTTTTCTTGACCTTCAGCTTGTGTTTTAACTGCTCTAGCTTCTCTTTGCTGTTGATCAGCTCTTTCACGATGCTGAGCTTCATATTGTGCAGGACTTACAGTTTTACGATTAGCTAGTACTGCTGCTCCACCACCAGCTTCACCAGATGTTTGCTCCATTCCCTGCTGAAATTGAGCTGCTGCATCTGCTGCTGCTGTTTTTGAAGCTTCAACTCTTGGATCACGTGATGCAAGCTGATAACCACGTTGTGCGTCAGCTTGCATACGACCAGCCATTTCTGTACTTTTATCAGCTAAAGCTTCTTGTGTAGATTGTAATTCAGATTTATCTTTTTTACCATGTAATAAAGTATCAGGAGTTACTGCACTTAATAATGGTGAGACTGTTTGCATAGTTGCATTATATGTTGTATCTGCTGTTTGTGAAGGTTTAGCTGGACCTTTGTCCCATGTAGTACCATTATATGTATACCCTTGAAATTCATCACCAGGCTTTTTTTCAAATGAGTCATCTTGCATTTGCTGTAGATTTAATTTTCTGGCCATATTACTTCCTTCATTATATTATTATTATATCATATAAAACTAGATTTATGAATATACTAAATCTCAATTAAATCTTGTACATCAATCTGTGTATGTAATGGTTGTGTTCTATTAGTGGTAACATCTTTCACTCTTAGTTTAAGATCTTGTAGTGCAGTTATTGCATCACCCCATATGTACAACCTTTCACGATTACCTGTACCGTTATTTGATTGGAACTTGAATGTATAGTAACCTGCATTACCTGATCTAGTAAAGCATTCTTTGAATAAATATATTCTGGTTGGATTACTTTCAACTGTGCCTCCTTGAGTAACTGTCTCAGCTTTAACATTTACTGTAGCATACTCACCTTTTTCATATAACTTATCCATTTGATCAGTCCATGCAAAAGTAAGTATCCATTCAAATTTACAATCAGTATTATCATCAACACCAAGCATAGTTGTGACAAGACCTTTAGGATTATGTGTCCAACCATGTATCGCAAACCATGGTGATGGTGCTACTATAGATTCTACTAATTCATTATCTTCTACTATATAATCAAAATTATGATATTCCCAACCATAATCTCTATCTTGTGAATACTCATTACGAGATACACGTTTCCAATTCTTCTTGCCTTCTTCATCTGGAAATGCTGCACTGAATTTACGACGATTATAATACTTAATATCATCTAACATATAATCAAGTATAATGAAACGATTAACTATAAAACGTTTTGGTCCTTGAAATACTGTACCACCAGCCATTGAAAGAAGTTTGTAATCTGATTCAGGTGAATAGATAGTTCTATTAGGTGGAAATACTTCTCCTTTAACACTGTGATCTAAGCGACATACAAGTGTATCATCTTTAAGAAGACACTTAAACATTACTTCCTGATTAACAAAGTCCCATTTACCTTCTTTAAGATCACTAAAACGATTCATAATATCTACTTTAGTTATCTCATTACCATTAGCAAATGAATAATACATTCTAGTAGCAGGTGACCAGAAGAAAGCTTCTCTAGTTGTAGCACCTACAAATGATAAACCAGCTGTTGCACATATATCTTTAACAGCTACTATACCACCATCAGTCTGTATTGAACAAAGGAATTCATCCGTAGCTCTGTATGCATCTTTATAAATATTGAAGTCAATAGAGTTCGGAGCTTTATATCTGGTACGTGTTGAACGTATCTCAGTGCATAGAGACGTTATTCCTTCAACTACAAATAATCTATATGGCGCCAACATACGTACCATTGCTGGTAATGTTGATAATTGATTACTGTGTACTGGTATACTAAATCGTTGTAGGTTCTTTTGTTCACCAGGTATATCATTTTCAAGACCTTGTTGACGTGCAAATGACTGAATAAGATTAGCTACAGGTTCACCAGGTGCAAGAGATCTCATAGCATGAGATGGTGGTCCTTCAAATATACCAAAGAATTCTGAAGGTGGTAGTATATTAGATCGTTTGAAATGATCATTAACTTGGAATTGATACTGCTGATAAAGTACAGCTTTATCCATTCCACTACTACCTGCCCATTTAATTATTCTATTACCTTGACCATCAAATGCGTGATATACTTTAGTATCTTGAACACAGTTCATCTTATTTATATTGAGGGCTATAGCTTGTGGTGTTACAGCATAAGGTCTTAAGTAACGATGATCATACTCATCTTTAATCTCTATAGCGATATATGATGATGCTACACCACAGAATGTAGGAGTTATAACAACATTAGATGGTGGTCCATCTAACAATTTAGTGTCATCACATGATGTCCATATAGTTTCTCCTGCACTTGCAGTTATACCAAGTTGCCATTTTTCATCTAGTAAATAATCATGTATAGGTGGAGTTGGAAATACCGGAGGAGCTACACCTATCTGTTCATTCTTGAATAATTCAGGTGATAAGAATGTTTTAGCACCTTCAACTACAGCCATTTGTTGTGGTGCAATCTGTTCAGCACTAACACCTTTACATTTAACTTGTACAGATTTAATTTTACCTTGTAAAGGAAGACCTCTAGGAGCATCTGTAAATATATTAGCAACTTGTCTTATATCACCATTCAAGAATTTGTCATTACTAAATCCTTTAGACCAACCTTTAGTTGACTTAAAAAATACTTGGTGTCTACGACCTGTAAAAGATAAAGCTTGGTCATCTTCACTACCTTCAGCTTTAACCCATTCGTTAGTATATTTAACAGGTTTAGTTACACCAAATGCAGGCCAGAAAAAGTTCATTGGTTTATTACCATAAGCATGAGTATTCTCTATACTTAAATTGTATTTACGATATTGTCCAGCATCATAAGCTTTACCAGTTGAAGGACCAATAGCATCAGCTAGTTGTATAATTACTTTAAGACCTTGACGATTTACTATTATTAAAGCATTAAGCATACCTGCTGCAATAGTTAAAGCTGTTCCAATTATACCTCCAATAGGTATAGATGTGCCTGAACCTAAGGCTAATACATTTATAGATAAACCACTCCATTTTTCTGATAACCATAATAACATTTTCTGTGTTGCTTCTAACATTTCATTTTTAATTGCAACAACTATCTCAGATAGTGATTTAAGTGTACACCAATATCCAACACGTTTACCTATGGCTTGTGTATCTGTAGATGATTCAGCTATACATTGACCAATAAAATTATGATTTACATAACCTGGACCTGCAAAACATTGATTTTTGTCACTTATACTATAGAACATGTCAAGAGTATATGATTGAGATAGTGTAGATTTAAGTGATATATTAAAACCTGTTGAAAGCAGGGTGTCAGCTACAGTTCCTGAGATATTTTCAGTGAAATGTTGGCTTAATTGTTCAGCAGAAGGTGGTGTATAGTTAAAATCTTCATTAACTTTATATGTAGGAAGTGTAAGATCAGCAAATTCTATAGATTTCAAAATAATTGATATCCACCAATTATTGTCAGCATTCTGATTAAATGTTTGTGTATATTTATCAACCAGAAATTTGATATCCTGGTCAGTTTTACCATCTGGTAGATGATCTTTAGCACTATTACGCCACACATAATTATATTGACCAAAAGAGTGATTGATATATGCCATCATTACATACTTCAAATCTACTATAAATAACGCAGGTAATAAAACATTAGCTATTAGTCGCATAACTTTAGCTGCATTACCTTCAAATAATGATCCAAACAGTGTACCAAATGATAAAGGTGGACTTATTAAATCAAATAAACCTGATGCTTGAAATGATGCTGATTCATAACGACGTTCAGTCATATTCCTTAAATTAAGCTCTATTTGTCTATGCATACCTTTATCAGCATCAAAAACATAATGTGATACTATACCAGCTATTGATTTAGATATAAACCACACTGTTGAACCTGTACCATAAGCCTTTGAAGGTGGTAAAGATGGTGGTTCATCAGGTTCGTTAATCAAACCATTCTTACTATTCACTTCATCATAATGTCCTTTAAGATCTTTAAGATCTGTTATGCTATATACAGGTTCAAAGAAGCCATTTTGTCCACACATAGTGAAAGGTAGCTGCCCACCAGTTAAGCAGCCATCTATACCTACATGTCCGTATCCATTTACTATTCTAGTATTTACAGGATTACTGAAACATATAGTCCATTGTAATAATCCTCGTGTAAAAGCTATACCTAGCATGAAATGAGTACCAACTACTGTAGCACTTATTTTCGATGATGATATCAATGCTGCTGGATTTATGTCAATATATGCTGTTATATCTTTTGTAGATAATGAATTACTAAACTCTGTCTTATATACGTTTATTATTTGTGTCTGCCAATTTCTATTTGTAGTTTGGAATGCTGCTGCATTTTCAGGAACCATTCTATTAAATACACAATTGATAATATCATCAATATATAATACTCTTATGGCTCCTGTATTAGTACTATAGTTGTGCGTAGTTTGTAATTTATATAAACATGGACCAGTTAATGCATTCTTTGCACTACTGACATCATAGTATAAATCTTCAATACCGAAGAAATAGTGACGTGGTACTTTCTTTTCTCTAGTTACTTCTTGTCGAACAGTTACAACTGTATCCTCATCAAGATCACCACTAACTAGTTCTATAGTACCATTTTGTATCTGCTCTCTTAAACGATTTGTAACAATCTCACGACGTACTTCTAGATATGTTTCTTCTTTAATACGCCATTTATCACCATTCCAATCATCTATTTCACCATCTACTTTTTCCCAAAGCATTATATCATCACGCTTTAATTCAAGAACGTGATTCTCATCTATCCACCAAAAGTTTTCAGTTGTGACATTATCAGACCAGAATTGTTTAACAAATTGACGCATACCATCTAAGTCATTCTGATAGATAAACTTAGGTTTCGACTTATCACGTATATCTTTTGTTTCATACAATAAGTTAAGTTTAGTATCTTTATCTACAAAAGCGGTGTGTCTATCACCTGTTGGTAAATCAAACGTTATTTTATAATGTGTTGCATCTTCAGCGAAAGCTACTGTATGATCAGGATTAAAGACCTGTTGTGGTCCTTGACCATCAACCATCTTACGTTCGAATATACCTTGAGGTATAAGTCTTATATCAGCACTATTATTTTCACCTACATAATATGTATACACGCCTTTCTTATCTTGGAAATAATCTTCATCTTCATCTTCATCTTCATCTTCATCTTCTACTATACTTGTTTCTGGATCTTCAACTTGTCTAGTTGACCAAAAACCTTCTTGTGTGTTTATAAATGAAACAACTGTTGACTCTGATAAAATATGTGTAGCTAAATCTAGTTGACCATAATCATCTGATAATGTTACTTTATCAGCTTCTTGTGATATTATTCTTAATGGCTTAGCTTCAACAAATCCACTCTTTCTAGCTATGAATGCACGATGTAATTGTAAGGTAAATTGTTCTAATGAACGAAGTTTAATAACTAATTTTTGTATCTGATCAGTAATTTTAGGTACTTCATTTTCATGAGCTATATATTCAAAGAAAGGACTATAATAAGGTGCATAACTATTACCTATATAATTAAAACCATTTGTTATATTATAATTATATATAATATACTCCATATTATTTAAGTGTATATGTACAGTGTAGTCATTAACTCCTGATGTAAGTACATTAATTAACTCAAATCTAGCTTCAAGGTTATTAAACATTTCAGTATTATATAATGTTTGAACAAAATTATTTTCAAATGATATTTCACTAATAAACCGTGATATAACTACTATTGAGTTTAATTGAGACATAGTAGAAGAATTATGCGATGGGAAAAATGGAATCATTGCAAGTGATCTTTCTTCTATATTATTAGTTAATATCCATGCTGGATATACTGCAGCTATTTCTCTATTACCTACATCATTTAATGAGAACATTGATACCAATGAACAGTATAAAGGTGTATTACTTACAGATGTAAGTAATACATTAATTATTTGATCTGTTAAACTATTACCATTAGATACACTATCTAATTGTGGTTCAACTAAATAAAGTCGCCATACATCTGTGGTATATCCAGCTGCAGCACGTTGATCATCTATACGTATACAACGTTCTAAAGATTCTTCATCAAATATTTTAGTTATACTGAATGCATTTATATTAGATTTAATTATGTCAATAGTATTTATACGATACACTGATCTTCCATATATACATAAAGGTATTACTATATTAAGTACATATATATCAATTACGGTACCACCTTCAAAAGGTATATTTTGTCCCCAATTCCATAGATTTGTATCCTGTTCTAAATTAATAACATTTAATGGTTCAAAATTATTTCTTTTGTCAAATGTTATATACATTCTTTTAATCAATCCAAGACGATCAGATCTAATAAAAGCATGTTTTATTTGATCTATAGGTGTTGTACCACCTCCAACTTCTAGTGTAATAGTAAAAAACAGTATACTACCTGTACCTAGTATAGGTGATCTACTAGTAGTAGTATTTTCATCAATATATCTTATTTCAATTTGGTACTGTGCAGTATTAGGTATATCAGCTGCAGAGTTAAAGTTATTAGTAAAATCTTGCCATGTTTCTGGTATGTTGAGAGTAGAACTATAGTTACGCAATCCAACAATACGATACTGCCATCTAGATAGACCTGAACCTGAACTATATCGTATATTTGAATGTATAGAAAAATACTGATTTTGTAATTTTGTTGGATCACCTCTTCCACCTATACTTAATCTATGTGCTGTAGCTGCAATTGTTCCACCTGTCATAAATCTTAAGTGTGTATTTATTAGTTCAAATCGTAACCATATAGGTAATTCATGTATAACAGTAGCCCAAGAATTATAATTACCATTTGATCTACCTGTATTTAGCAATGTTATTTTTTGTTTATTTATATTGTCATTAATAAATGCTCCACCAATTAATTCATTAATAGGTTTTATATCTATAAATCTTATTGCTGTCCACACTTCATCATATTCAATTGTTCCTATTAAATCAACTACTGTGTTATTTCTATATGTAACATTCACAACATCATCAATAGTATTAGCTGCAACTCTACTTTGACTAACTATACTAAACTCAGCATCAGTAACTAATCGTGTCATACCATTGGGCGCTGTAGTAGGAATAGATACTGTACCAGTGTCAGTTAATCTGAACTCACCAAATGGATTTCGTAATGTTTCACCCCAATATGATGAGCTAGCATCACGTCTATAAGTAAGAAGATTATCATTTATTATAAGAGATTTATTTGCTCTATAAATAAACCAATCATTTTGAGGTTCTAATACTCTATCTATAAAAACACGTAATACATGGTTATCAATTGATATAGTAGGCTCAAGAGTATTATCATCAACTTCATAAGATCTTAATTCACCTGTATATAAATCAATAAGTATATTAAAATTGTCACCCATCTGAGTTTGACCGTTAATAATAATATCTGTATCATTATTTCTTATAAAAGATGCACCACTAGTTAATCGTTCACCATTTTCGTCTAGTATATCACTTGAGCCAGTAAACCATAATGACCAATTATTAACAGGTGAAAAAGAAAATTTGAGTCCTTGACTTTTTTCTATAAGAACAAAATACGGTACACCTCTATCAGTTTCTTTGCCATATATAATGAGATTTTTATCTGATGCAGCTATATCTTCTACTTCTTCATCATTAACAATCATAGTGTGGAATGGAGGATCAATGCGGTTAAGACCAGTAGATATAAGATCAAAGTTGTGACGCCACCAACCAGCAAAGTAACCATCATCTTCATAACGGACTGATGTCTGTAATATACCACCTAAGAACTTCTGCCTATTAAAAGAGAACTTTGGCTGTTGAACTGATACTAACATATCATTCATGTTAATATCAAGAGGAGAATCTAGCGGTATATTATACTCTTGTCCGTCCATTATAATTGTACTACTCCTGATTGAATGTCATCAATAAATCCTGCTATCATAAATTGATGACAGGTATCTGGTATTTCTATATTAAGTGCATTCATCTTAACCATTATCATAGCCATCATGACTTTTGTTTGATCTTTATCTACTACAAATGGTAGTGTGTCATATGTAACTTCACCTTTAATAGCTTTAATAACATTACGCGCCACAGCCATTTCAGTATAATCAGGTTCAACACCTTCAGCTACAGCTTTGTTACCCATAGGATTAGTAATAGTTACAGGCTTGAGTTCAATTTCAGCATCATCCAAGAGTTGTTTAACATCTTTCCATGACACAGAAGGATTATTATCTTCAAATAATATAGCATTGTAGTTAACTTCAACTTTTAATTTATTCTTAACATGTGTAGCTATACCAGAAAGCTGAGCTTGGAATACAGTATCACGAGTTTGATCAATAGCTATAACAGCTGCAGCTGATCTCATATTTTCCATATCAAATGATACTTGTTGTAATCCAGCAAGTTCATACATTTCTGTTTTGAGTTCAGTTTTTGTAGCAGCAAGTTGTGCATCAATCGGTGTCGGGTTAATTACAGTCATTAGTGAATCTATAGGTCGACTTGAGTCAACATACAATGCTTCACCTGTACCATTAGTAATAGCCTTCATAGCAAGGTCAACATCATTATTAAATACAGGTACTGAACCCTTATACATTCTAATAAGCTGCTGTATCTTTGCATTTACACGATTGAGTTCTCTTTGTGTTGGGTATAATAAGTCAAACATAGATGTAGACGTGACTTTAGAGAAGCCAATGTCCCATCCGAATGTAACCATCTGTACAGTATCAAACGGATAAGATATATCTGGTAATGTTTTACCACCAATAGTAAGCACAACACGCTTACCTGGACAATCAAAATACATTTTGAAATCAACCCAGTCACGACCATCTGTATCCTCAACTATTGTTTCTCTTACATCAGCATCTACTTTTACTAAGTAAGGTACTAATGATGTAGTTGGAAACTTATAATTACGATATAACATTTGAGTTACTTCACCTGCTGTGAATTGTGACTCAAACATTCCTATTTCATAGTCATTTGCTTTGATCCATTTATGTGTTACAGGATCAATAAACTCATGTGAATAACCAACTATAGCTGCATCATGGAAAACTTCCATGTTTGTACGATTCCAATTCTCATTACGTATCTTTTTACGTATCAATCGTTCAACTTCATCTTTATAAATAATGTATTCAAGAGTAGGCATATCAGCTAATAGAGCTGGGTCAAATGTTATTGTACCAATACGACTAACAACTTGATCAACAATCTGCTTTAGATAATTAGATGAGATACCAGTACCTGTATCAGTACGCTCTTGATCAAGTGTTGTGAATTGAGGAACATTGTATGATGATGTAATATACCCACTAGAACGTAATGAAGGGAAAAGCTTATTGTAGAATGCACAAATCTTTAAGTACTCTCTACTATACTTAGTTTCAATCATGCTATTTAACTTAGCATATTCAGTTCTTATATCTTCTGGTAAGATCCACTTATCAGGTTTCTCACCAGGATATCTACCAGGAGTAAAGAACCCTGTAATTTTATCTTGTTGATAATCAGCACCAGTTATCATACATAATCTCCAATATAGTAAGATACATCTAATTCATTCATTGTTTCTTGTATAAAGGCAGGAAACATTATTTCAGGAAAATTAGCTATAGCTTCTTGTTCGTCATCTTCAAACATTAAAACCTCCTATTGATAGCAGCAATAAGATTAGGTTCACGATCAAAGTCATGTGTTTCCATGCGATGTACAAACTTACAACGTTTATCACTTGTGATCTGATCATCAAATGTTTTGCCAAGTAAATTATGTGCTATATCTTCAAGCTGTGTTCTGTATATACCTTCATTCTTAGAACTAGTATTTCCTTTACCTTGTACCTGACCAATTTCAGCATAAGATATTTCACCGCGTGGATTTATAGTTAGTTGTATTTCAGCAGTTACATCACCATTTGTTAATAGTATAGATTGATTATTATGCAAACGTCGACAATAATTTTTATGATGAGTCGAACCATATCTCTGTAAATCACCATAACAATGTTCCAACTCTTTACCTGTATTGATCATATCTTGTTTATTAGATATAACACGCCATAATCTAGCAGGATTTTTTGATTCATATATACGTTTATCTTGATCATATAACATTTTACGTGTATCGTCATCATATATATTTATACCTAATTGTTTACTTTCAGCATCTCTATTTTTCTCTTTTTCTTTCGCATACTTAGTACCATCTGTTAAACTAGATAATACTCCACTAATAATAGGTACATGTGGAAAATCACTTTCATCATCAGCTACATCTGTAGGTAACCCTTTTTTCCAATCAGGATATTTTTTATCCATCATACCATACACATCTATTTGTTGGTTTGGACTTAAATGATTTAACATATCTATTACACTATCTGAATCCATCTGAATTCTATCCAATTCATCTTCTTCATCAATAATATCTTTAATAGTATTATATATATCTTTAATAGTATTAGTATCATACTGTGAATTATTATAATACATCTCATTTAATGATTCTGTTAAATCTTGTGCATAAGCTATCTTTGCAGGATATTCACGTATCTGGTTAAGTGAATCAAACTTTTTTGTTGCATCACGATGTTCACTATATCCATAATCTTCTATAAAATCATGCAATTCTTTAGTAGCTCTACGTATGTTAGTTGATTTAAGTATATTCTTTAATGCTTTGTTAGTTAAAAACCTATATGCTTTGCGTCCTACACTTCTTTTTTCATAATCCATATCTTCTGGAATTTTATTTATAAACTCTTTATACAACTCTAAAGATTCTAACTTATCTTTGTCTTTAATAAATGATTTAGGTATACGCAATTCTTTATACTTACGTCTAGCTTTAGCTAATTCATCATGTTCTTCAGGCTCATCATCATATCCTTCTTCCCAACCATAATCTTTAGCAGCATATAACATATCAGTATCAGGATATATTTGTATGTAGTCATTACTTATTGCAGCATTTGATATATTAGGATATAACATGTTGATAATTTGATCTACTGTAAATGGTGGTAAGTCTGCTAACGCAAGATCACGTTCATTTAGTTGAGGGCCATAAGCACCATTCCAACCATATTTCTCTTGTAATCTTTTTATTAGTTTATCTTTATCTTCAACACTATAAACTCTTCCTGTTTCAGCATCTATAGCTAAATTACTTAGTTCTTTATCATATCCTTCTTGAGGTGTTAACCATCTTGCTTTAGTCCACGCCATCTTAAAACCTCGGTCTTATTGCACTTAGTAAGTGAGCTGGTGCATAAACATCTTTGCACAATGCATCACTTGGTGGATGTAATTCTGCATATTTACGGGCCCATTCTAATAATGAACCTTTTGTTAATAATTCTTTCATATCAGGTGTCTCTATAGTGATTGGATAATCACTACTTTCACCATGTGCTTTTATTATTTTCTTAACGAGTGCAGGTTTAAGATACTCAGATTTACCTTGTATACCAATATCACTTAAACCTCTAGGATTCATGTAATGACGAGTACGTGCATAACCTTGATCAAAGAGACGATCTTTCATACGATTCTGCCAATCATAATATGGATCATAATCAAAAGAATCTGAGTCATCTTCAGGTTTAGGATCATCATTAAGCCATTCATCAAGCCATCCAGACTCATATGCATGTTCAATGTGCTCTATAAGAGAATCATCAACTTTTATCATTTCACCTTTAGGTGTTATCCAATAACCAATCATCTTTTATTTACACTCTCTATAAACTGTTTAACCTTGAGTTCATCATCTAAGTGGTTGAAAATTGAATCATCTTTGAATGCAGCACTACCAGGGTTATTAACTGTAGATATTTTTATAGATTGTCCATGGTTAGTGATGACCATCTCAAGTGGTTGATGACTTAAGTTTGCTGCTCTTATAAGCATGGCTGTTAAGAATTCAATTGACCACTCCTGCTTAGATAACATGTTCAAGGCTTTACGTGTCTTGTAACGTTCAGTAAACAACTCCCAAGCTTGTCTTATAAAACTTGGTTGTCGTTGCGTTTTATTACTCATTAGTATTTCCTTACTACTGCTTTAATAATGTTCTTTGTTCTACGATCACTGGTTTTACGTGCATTAACTATATCTAAATCATCAGCACGTTTTTGTGCTGCAGTTTTTCCAAGTGTTCCATCACTTTTTGGTGGATCATCGATATATGTGTTAGTTCTTAATCTAGCTGCTGCTTCATTAACTTGTGCATCACGATCACCTGAATTTGTCGCTTTTTTCTGCCAGTTTTCTTGCCAATCCTTGGCTCTATCTAATCGATTTGTAGCTATTAAACTCGCTCCTTTAGTATTAACTCCTTTAGTATTAACACCTTCAATATCAGAAAAAGAATTACTTGCATTTCTTTTAGCTAAACTTTCATCAACTTTACGTTGACGTTCAGCTACTTGATTAGTTCGTCTATTTAACATAGCTTGATGTCTTGAAGCTTGATTACTTATATGTTGGCCTTCAGGAGCTGCTGCTCTTATAGCTTTAGCACTTGTTTCAGATTGAAACTGTGGTATATAACTCTTACCATCAGGTGATTTAACCCATTTAACATTTGCTGTAGGACCAGGTTGTGCTTGTACAGGTGTCCGTGGTTGTGGTGTGGATATAATAGGTTCCACTTCTTCAGTTACAGTATCAGGATCAACTTTCATTGCTGCTTGAATTGCTGCTTTACGTTCAGGTGTAACTCTTGTACGTGTCCAACCATTACCTTCTATGATATCATTTGCAGCTAAATAAGCATTTGCTTGTTCCTGAGATAATGTTGTATTAGGTAAATCCCAACCATTCTGACCTTGTACTAATGATATAGTAGCCATATCTATACTCCTCCATATTTTGGTGCGCTTTCTTCACCTATTACATTCCACAATGCATAACGCAATGCTGGTAATAAATCAGGATGAAATGCTTTCATATCAACTTCAGGATACACCTGACCATTTGGTCCACGTCTAAGAATTGTTTTCTCACATTCCTTAGCTGTTTTTCCATCTTCTATAAGTAAAAGACTAGCTGTTCTTAGTAAATCTCTTATCTTGTCAAACATCATTGTTTTACTTGTCTTATGTGCATTTTGTATATTTAAGCGTAATAATGGGTGGTCTTTGAGACGTATATTCATATTAAAGTGATCAGATACTTTTTGATCATTATCATCTGCATCCCATAATATGCGCTTATTTGCTTCTTTAGGATCAAGTGTAGGAAAAAATTCAAGCGCTCTTTCCCAAGCTATAGTAACCTGATCACCAAGATATTGTAACTGAGATATAGTACGGTCTTTTATATCGAGTCGAGAGAATTTATCTTCATGAAATACATACCCCCGTCTAGCACTTGTATCCCACGCAATGCCAATAAGAGCATCACAATCGCTAACACCGTAATCAATACCAAACAGAACCATGTCAATATTGAAGTTAGGCACCACTTCTCGCGGATTATATGTATGAAATTCAGGATATAATAGAAGATCTTCATCATAAATCCATTCACCACCATATTCACGACGTGCATATACTGAGGTCATATCAAGACCAAGTTCAGCTAATTCATCAATAACATATTGTTCTTTAATAGCTGGATCTACAGGATAAGGATTATCTTTGTAAGTCCAGAAATAATGAGGTACATCCCATTTCTTCCAAGCATGTTCACCATAAGTACCTTTAATACGTGGTGGAGTACCTGCACAAATGAACTTATAATCTGTTGCATAGTCCATCTGCATAGGACGTAATACTTCTTTTATTAAGTAATCAAGAAGATTATCTTTAAGTGCAAAAAATTCATCAACTACTATTACTTTAGCTCCGAAACCTAAGATTTTATCAGGGTCTTGTGTATTAGAAAGTCCACAAATATGTATACGTGAACCATTATCAAGGCGTTTCCAATTAAGACGTTTACCACGTTTATCTCTTAATTTACATTTATCAATAATCTTATTAACTGCTGACTCAAAAATATACTCAGTATTCTCCATTGTTTGACCAATATAGATAACAGTTGTATTAGGTATTCTAAGTGCTTCTATAAGACACGCTGCAGTGAGTAAATGGCTTTTTCCTGCACGTCGAGAACAACAAATTAACTTAGTCCCACTACCACTATTTAACACTTCAAGCTGCTTATCAAACAATGTATGTATTATCTGATAAACATTATATGCATTATCATAATCAAGGTCTACAACTTTTGATTCACCAGGTCGTCCATCAACACGATCCATTAAATAAATCAACATTCGTGTATCACCTGCATGTACTGCACGATTATATGCTGTCCTTATAAGATGATCCTTTTTACGCTCACCACTCTTATAAGCTGTGTATGCAAATTCATTTACTTTATCCAACATTTTCTGTGCATAATCAACGCGACATTCTAATAACTTAGTCATATTTTTATTGATTGTATATTTACCACTAGTAGTTTGCACATAACCTTCAAGTGATCCTGTAGATTGTATCTCTAACCATTGTTGTAAAGATGCTTCAGCTTCTTTAATTGCTAGGTCAGGGTTCTGTGTTACATATTGCTGAAGAGTAAGACCAGCTGCTTGAGACTTTGCATATACAGAATCAATGTCTGGTGTTACCATCAATGGTTGATCATAACCATCATAAGCTCCTTCTAAGAACGCTTTAACAGTTGCTGTCAGAGACTGATCAACTAATTGTTCATCATACATGTTATCACTCATACGTAAACATCTACTCCATCTACATCTTTAAGTATACTTATAAGTTGTTGTACTTTATCTTTATCTACTCTAATAGTAAGTAGTACTTTATTGTTATTCTCAATATTCTTTTTTACTTTAACAGGTTGTGTTGCTTTAACAATTATGGGTGCTTTACAACCTTCAATTACAGGAGCCGCAAACTTAATAACACCTGTTTTATTGATTCGTCCACACTGTGACATCATCTGAAGACATGCTTTAATAGCTTCCTCTTCAGTCTCAGCTTGGTAAAGAACAATAGGAAACTCTTGTGTAAGAATAGAAGGATCTCTTAAAGCTAATTGAACCAATGCTTTCATACGACCATGGCCGTCTAATACTTTAAGAGTATTATTTGCTGCCTGCCATAAAGAGAATGGCTGCAACAACCCATCTTCAATTAAACTCTGAGCTAACTGATCAATATCAGCTTCAGACCGCTTCTTACTCTCTCCCTGGAACGCTACCATGTCCGTAAGTAGTGCTGTATTACCAGTGCTACTGCATTTAATTTCAATCATTACACTCAATCTCCCTTATAGTATCTTTTAATCTATTCCTCATAGCTTCATTATTAGCTAATAATTCATGTAATAATAGATCATTGCACATTATTTTAAGTAATGTTTTTTCATGTTGATTTTTAATGTATGGTCGTATATCATCTGGATGATACAGATACACAGGTACACCATTTTGATGATTATATTTACCTACTGTACGATTCACAATTTTATTTTCAAGAATAATGTTCCGTATTATCTTTTCATGGTAACCAAACATCTTTGCTATTGTACCAGATGTGACACATCCTTCTTCATATTTATCTCGCTCAACTAATTTTTTTCTATTCTTTTCAAGAGCCAATTGTCGTCTTTCATTTTCTGCATCTATCTCTTCTTTTGATGAACCTCTTCTGATTTCTTCCATAGTAACATCATATCATACTTTGTTTAATTTATGAATATACTAATTCTTAAAGATTTTTAGTTATAGTCAAGCATAGCAACATCAGGAACAAGTCTCTGTAGATTTTCATTATGAATATATGTCAAGGTTTATTTTATAAAAAAGCATCTTTATAAAAAATCCTATGGAAATGACATGACTTTGACCAGTACTTCGGACTGTATTTTTGTTATACTTTTTCAGACATATATTCATAATGAAAATTTGCAGTATGTACGTTTTTGATGATGTATCTTATTACCCAGCAACACCTCACACTATACAAAGCAACACCCCACACTATACAAAGCAACACCTCACACTATACAAAGCAACACCCCACACATAAGGCGACACACTATATAAGGAGCTTCGGCACTTGTTGCCGAAGCTCTAGCAACACTTGTCATAACTCATGTAACGTTCTTGACACCATCTATGATCTCAGCACCACTGTAACACACCAACACTTGCTACAAGCACTGTGAGGTTATTGTTAAAGTTTCTGGGAAAGTTATATCTGTGTCTGGAGATGTATTCATCTTATTACAATTTCGCACATATATGATATTATGAATTATCGAATAAAAGATTGCGAATAACAATCAATTTGATAAGGGATATTTGAAATATCGCTGGATTTGTGCCAGAGAAAAATAGTTATTCGTGGCCCTCTTGACAATGGCCTGAATATATAAAATCATTCGCCAAAACGATATGGCTTTGTTAAAGCTGAAGTCGTTAAAGAATGATGAAGGAAATTATTATGAGCAGCACAAAAGGAAAGAAGTACAGCGAATGGACCGCCGAAGAGAAGGCAGCCAACAATGCTAAACGGAAAGCGTTTTATCAAAAACGTGACGAAGACTTAGCGATTGCGTTCCAGAATCTTACTAAAGAACTGGAAGCTTTGAATGTGAGCCCCGAAGTCATGAAACTTCTTGAAGCTTGCAAGCGTGGCTCGGGCCTTGAGAAAGGACAACGTTCTTCTGGCAATCGCGAAGGATATCTGACTCAGATATTCGGAAACGAAGAGCCACAAATCGGTCAAGTTGCTTCGTACTTGTATATTGGAGTTCGTGGACCGAATGGCGAGCGAATGAACGAAGGCGAGACAATGGGTCAATTCGTTACCCGAGTCGGAGATTGCGATTATAAATACGATGCGAATACAATTGCTTCGTTAGTATGGTACCTCAAGAAAAGAGGCCATAAGGTTGAAAACGATCGCAAGTCAGCTACTGTTAAATATCTGGGATTTGAAGCTCCTGCTTCGGATGCAATAATTCCAAATAGCCCGGCTGAAGCTCCAAAATCTGAGCTTATCAAAAAAGCGAAGTAGTACTGATGAGGCTTAAATAGCCGAAACGCCCCTTTCGGGGCGTCTACTACAAACTCTTTCAAATGTACGTTGTGCATGGAGCTTGAGTACTCTTTGAAAGGCGGAAAATATGATATTCTCCATCAAATCAAAATGGGATAGTAGTACAAGTCGGCTTCAATGGCTTGTATTACGAGGCGCGGCAGTCGTTGCCAGAAAAGCGACTGAACGGGAAGCGAAGCACGTTCTTAATGGCTTGCAATTAACCTACGACCCATGGCAGGCATTTCAAGATGCTCGTCAATTGAGAGGTATATGATGGTAATTGATATCGTTTGTGCATTCCTCTGCCTGTTCATCTTGCTGCTTCCATTATTAACAACGCGATACTTAGAAAAGTATAGTAGTCCTGAAGAGCTGTAATGCAGCGAAACCATTGTCGTGATGACAACGGTAGACTACAACCATTCACTCTATCAAGGCATCGTTGATGTCGGAGTGGAGGTGTCTTTGAAAGGTGGAATGTATGAAAACATTCAAAAGACTCGGTCTCAAGATGAGTCGAGGGAAAGCAGGTGATTGGAGTGTTAACGGGAATGGTATCTCGTTCACGGCAACAGGAAACAAAGGTCAGGTAATGCAGCAATGCTTACAACAGAATTTTCATTTTAAGGGTGGTATATGGCAACTCTTAAAATAAACAGTCGCGAACACATCAAAGCCATGCTTGAAGTAAATGATGCATGGTTAATGCGTGGCATCGTAGCAATCTGGCAGCGGCAGACGAATCAAGAACGCAGAATTGAGCGTACCCTCGAGAATAATGGTGTCGGCTTTAATGGTTGCGACGCTGAGTTTCTATCGTCATTAGCATGTCAGATTCAGGAACGCGGTTCACTCAGTCCACGTCAGATAGACTGGGCGAGAAAGAAAATGATAAAGTATGCGGGTCAGCTTGCTAAGATAGCAGCAGGTTTGATATGATAATTACAGTAGACCTACAAGCAGATATAAATGCTTACGAAGTAACTGAAGAGATTGTATCTTGGTTGTCAGACCTTTACAAGTGTAAGGTTACTGCTGCAGCAAGTGTATGGTCATGTGCTGATGGGGAGGTCAAGCATGTACAAAAGACGGGAGCTCAGGCTTCATAAAGATGGGTACTACGACCTCGCTAAGGAAGTAATACGTCAATGGCATAGTGATGGTAGACCACAAGGTGACCTTAAAGGTATTGAATTGTGGGCTGAAATGCTAGTATCACATCAAGCAAACATGCTTGATAGAAAAGCAGTGAAATCTGGGTCAGTCAGCAAGACTGATATCAAGAAGCGACGCCATTAAACCATGCTTGCTACTCAGCATGTGTTCCAATGTTACTGACTTAGTAGGAGGTATCCAATGCTTACAATTATTATAAGCAGCATCAACATCGGTATGTGTATTGTGCTGCTCGGATTGTTCTTAGCAACAAGAACAAGATAACCAACCTGACGAGATAGCAAATTGGTCAATGTTATCTCGTCTTTTTATTATGAATGTACTAAATGAAAATTATATAAAATTATAAATTGAAAATAAAAATTATATTTTCTATAAAATAATATAAATATCATTTTTTATATTAAATTATAAATGTACATTCATAATAAAAAGAATTTTTAATTAAAACTTTAATTAAAGTTTTATATATTATTATTTATATGATATAATATAATGGAGGTAAGAAAATGGGGATTGTAAAAGATATTAGTAAGCTTTCACAAGATGAGTTGATAGAAGCTCTTGTTTATACTCGTTCAGTGCAAAATGCAGGTATAACAAATGATATCAGAGCTTATTATAAACTATTATCTATAGATGAATTGAAATCTAAGGCAGCTGAAAGTATTCTATATTATGAAGAAAAAGGTGAACACGTCTCTGTTATAGAGATGAAGAGGCGTGATGCACATGATTCAAAACCTATTGTACGAACACCGCTTAAAGTTATACCTGATATACCTTTAATCAGAGGTCCTGGTCCGATGGAGAATGTAATCCATGACTTAGCAATACGTTCTTGGATTAAGGACGTAACTGAAATATGTAATGGTGTTATAGGTCTTCGCTTTAAGAGTGACGTTGTCAGTCGTAAAGGAAAGAAGTACAGTCGTGAGATGTTAATCAAGAAAGTACAGAAGATTGCAGCTCACTATCTTTATGAAGGAGAGTTTGTATATGGATAATCAAGTAGTAATTAAAGAATGTATAAAAAGATTAGATGAATGGCTTAAAACAGCAGAAACTATTTCATCTATACAAGTATTAGCTGTACGTAATACGTTATCTATGTTGTACAACTATAATGAGGCACTAAATGGATAAAGAATACGTTCTCTTTACTATTCGTGAAAGGATAGCTGAGCTTAAGCATCGTTATAATATGCACTGTAATATGAAGGATGAATTCGGTAAAGAGTTTAATCGTGATGTATCAGCTGTATATAGGTCTAATGTTAAAAGAGACTTACGATTATGTATGTTAGTTGAAGAGTTAATAGTCGGAACACCTGGTAAGTTGACAGTCTTAAGTGACGAAGCAACTGAAGGTCTGGAAAAGTTAATGGAACCTTATGAACGGCATAGGAGGATGAAAGGATGAAGCATTGTACTAAAGCACCACGTCTTGAGTGCCAAGATAAATGTAAGATGTATGAGGATAGAGAGAACTGTTTCTGGTACAGAGATTGTGATTCATGTATACGTGATTGTGATAAAACCAATTGTGATGGTCATATGACTGCATTCCAGGCTAAGATTAAATCAATCTCTATTAAAAGTGACTTCAGGAAGAGGTACTAATGTTAACATATGATTACCTCAAAGAGAACCCACAGTTACGACATCAATTGATACAAACTGGATGGGCTGATCTATTTACAGATTCAAACACACCATACGCTGTAAAGGAAGAGCTCAAAGAGATTATGTTGTATGACACAACACCATCTGATTCATTATTATTCTGGCATCAGTATTATAAGATGTATCAGTTAACGGAGAATGACCGTTTTAAGTTGGAGTCTTATGTATGGAGCAGTCCATGGTTAGAACAACTATATACAGTTATACAACAGGATGTTGAGTCATTTAATAATTATAATCTTATAAAAGCATGTTGGAGAGTTATAATAAACATGGATACTGTAACATGTGCTTATAGATGTATCTTAGATGAGGTTAAAATGGTTATTTCCTTAATGAGTAATTATGTAGGTGTAACACATTCTATATGTATAGTATATGCAATGATAAATATACCATTTACTAGTAGTGGTAAATACAGTAAAGATTATGCTTTAATATTGAAGTGTTGTACACCAAGATTGATACGTTCATTGAGAACTGAGCAGCAATTGAATAATGTCTATGATTTATTATCTGATACTACACATGTAATCGGTCATGTATTTGATAGTATAAATGAGATACAACGTGTACATGATGAGCGAACTGAACGTGAAGTAGAAGCATTGATGAAGACATGTGAAGGTAAGTCATATGTTTATGATGATACATTCAGAGCTATAGTAGAGAAGCATAATATGTTCTTACCTTTGGGTCCATCATCATTAGTTGAACGAGGTAAGCAACATCATAATTGTGTAGGTACATATGATGCACGACATCTTAGTAATCTATCTCATGATGGTAAGGGTGAAGTGATGCGTCTTATCTTTAGTAAGACAGCAACTATTGAATTAAAGGTACAAGCATCACATGGCCTAATAGTTAGTACTGAAGTCGGTCAGTGTAAAGGTCAGAACAATAAGAATATAGAACATACTGAAGACTTAACTAGATTACGTATTGATTTAGTAGGTTGTGGACATAGTATACTATGGATAGATAGAAGGGAGGAATAGTGAAAGCTAAAATAAAATGGGATGAATTAAGCGGAGCATTTATTATCTTTATAATAGGTGTTATGTTTGGATATGCTTGGTGTTGGCAAGCACTACTTGGAGGTAGATAATGCCTAATGAAAAGATGCGAGAACTTGCGTTTAATAAGTGGGTTGGTGAACATGATAGACATGTAGCAATGGAAATGCTATTGACTAATAGACATGTAGCAAAAGCATTTGAACAATACTTAATAGCATTTATTGATGGTTACAATGTATGCATGATTGACAATCTAGTGGAGGCTGATGATGGCAGTTACTTTTAAGATAACACCTGTTGGTGGATATATTATTGGTGATGGTCCTGTACCAGCTGATCTTAATCCAGATCAGTTCATGAAGTTATTTATGTCACGTGTATTAGAAGCTAAGGCACGTGGTGCAACTGAGTTAGTAATGAATGATACTGACATAGCTATGGAGATACGTGAAGCTATAGCACGAGGTATACTTCAATCTACTGAAGCAGCTATTACATATTGTAATGAAGTATGGGATGCAGGTCAGGCAACTACAATAGAAGGTGAGTGCGATACTAATCGTATACTTAATGCTTTGCCTGATGTTATCAGACCTCAGATTAATCAACCACAACAGATACCAGGTTGGTAAGATATGTATAAATCTGAAGCCGCCTTTAGTAAAGCTTTATGTGATAAATTAAAAGCACATTGTCCATTGATACAACGTATAGAGAGTGGAGAAACAGGTAGAGGTATACCTGATATCTTTCTTGTCTATAAGAAACAAGGTATATGGATTGAACTTAAGAATGATCGAAGCCAATATATCAGTGGTCAAATGTATGAAATTAAATGGCGTAGAGGTCAGCAATCATGGGCTCTTAAATACTACAAAGCTACAGGCAAATGTACATATACAGTTGTTGCCTTGAATAATGGATTCTTAATTATACCTATGAACCAAAGATATAGAGATAATATAGTGATGGCACATGACTGTTATAGAGGCACAGTACTCGCTGATATTATCGAAGCAATAAGTATTGAGCAATCCAAAATAAATCTTTAATTAAACTTTAGAAATTAAATAAATATATAATATAATATAGTATAAATATATTATAGATGATAAATCATTGAAGGTTGGAATTGATTGCAGCATCGTGATGCAAATGCTACGTTGTAGCGTACACGAGAGACAGTCTAACTCAACGGAAGGAGAATTATCATGGCTTTAATGGGAAACAGTGCACAAACAGGTGGCGGAGCGGTTAAAGAACCAGTAGCCAACAACAATGGCGATGCAAAATCAAAGAAAGATGCTGCATATGCAAACTTCAAAGCAAATCGGGCTGCAAAGCAGAAAGCCGCATACGAAAGTGCACTTAAGTTACGTGATGAGTTAGTCAAAGCTGGACAGCTGGACAAACTCACAGCTCCAGTAAAAGAATTTGTTCTTTCACTGTGCAAAGATCCAGCTGAAAAGAAAGCTTCAGGTGGATTCGGTGGACCGAGTGTATTCTCACTCTTGTTTGGTGATTCGCCAACTGTTGGTCAGAAGATTACCTTGGAAGAGGCATTCAATAAGACCTACAAAGGTAAGTCAACACTTGACCTGTGGGTTAAACGCTGGGCTGACAAGGGAATCGTGGTTGAATGTAAGATTGACTCTGCAAAGATGCTCAATACCACATACACAATCACTGCATTACCAGCAGCGTAACAAACCAAGGCTCACCTCATTGTGCATTGTCCTTCTCTTATTTCTATATTAACGAGGACTGAAGCAGTGAGGTGAGTCTATTTTTAGGGAGGATGCATGAACGATGATAAACTGTATTCTATTACTATGCAGTGCGTCAAGCTTAATGAAGCTGGATGTAGTCATGAGTGTCATCTTTGTCAATACAATGTATTTAATTATGTAAAGGATGTAAGAGAGGCTGCGCTGTTAAAGGCAACAGTATATACCGATTACTATAATCAAAAACAAATCATGGAGAAAGCTAATAGGACAGTTGAAGCTGCGTCTTTAGCACCCCTTATATTGATAGTGTTGATTGTGTTAGGTGTAGCATGGTGCTGTTCAAGTGTTAAGTCTTGTATGTCCCCATCGACTCATTCGTATGCAGCACCTCAACAAATTGTTGATGATATAGTGCAGCTCAATATGAGTAGCGTGATACAAAGATACACGCCGATGACAATCAATGATGATATAATATATCTATTAAACAATCCTAATAAGATTGAAAATGTTCCTTTAATCCTTGCTGTTATGAGACAGCAAGGAGTACGTGATATAAATAACGATGGAAAGGTTAATTGTATTGATTATTCAATCACATTCCGACATCTTTATGGTTCTAATGCACGACTTATTATCAATAATAATCCACGTTCCGGAATGAATCACATGTTTATACGTGTATATTATGGTGTTAATGAGTTCATAGACATTGAACCTCAAGGTACACCTCAACGTTATAGTATGGGTTTAATCTGGGGTATGTTATACAAATGGAATTATAATAAAGATGTAACAAGTCAATGGTCACATGTTGTAGGGGGTATGTAACATGGAAGATAGATTCTTAGTAGCTGGTAAAGAACTTGCACAACAAATAGTTGAGGACAATGATATTGAATTGACTGAACAACTAGTAAAAGTATGTCAGTCATATAAATGGAATTGGTATTGTGCAGAGATGAGTGATGATTACTCTAAAACATTACGTGAACAACATCAGCTTAATGAAGATCTTCAAAGGTACATAAAATCATGCAGCAATTAGAACAGTTATTCAAAGCATTAGGTTTGAATGAAGGACTTGACGAATGTATCAACTGTGCAAGTAAACTTCCTGGCTTTACTCAGACTGAGATGCTTAAAGCATATGAGTTTGATACGTCACCTTGTCCCTTTAAGATAGACCAGTTTATTACGCCTAAAAAAGATGGTCGAGTTATAGGGGCAGGTGAACCTCATCGTGTTATGGTTGTGTATGATCAGATGCAACTACAAATGGTTGGTCAGAGTTCTGTAAGAGAGTTCAACATGATCGTAGCACAGGTAATAGATAATCAAGTGAGACTGTTTACAGCTATCTCATCAGACTACGAACCTTATTTAGGTATGACAGTGGAGGATGTTGAATGAAAAAGATTATATTACTTCTAGTAATGTTTATATGTAGTGCTATATTAGGTATAGCATGTAGTAAAAAAGAACCTAGTCAATTGAATATGGTTGGTTATGATTTGGCTAATTATCCATTTACATTTGATAGACGTAGTTCTAAATGGTTTTGTCCTGTTAGATCTCTTAGAGGTAGATGTATCTCAAACGGACAGCATGGTAGATATGCTACACTAGAATGTACACTAGATGGTAGAACTTCACAAGGTGAATATGTTATACGTATGATGCTTATACCAAGTGGTATAGGTAGAAATCCTACATATCTAGGTACTATTGCTGCAATACAACAAGGTGATATCATATATTATAGGTATATACATCATGATAACATGTAGTGTGTGTCATGCTTGGCGTCCTAAGATATGGGACGGTAAACAGTGGGCAGATACTGCAGCAGGATGTGTGTATAAAGGTGGACCCTTTCCACCTACACATTCCTGTGAGCATGGTGCTCTAGTTAATAAGTTTACAGGTGTCGATGCAGTTAAAGAACGCTTCGACGCATTAAGAGAAGCAGCTTTAGGGAGGAAAGAAGATGCTACTGTTACACAATGCGCATCCACTCAGGTTAATGTTCAATCAGAATCAGAACCTGTACAAGACAAGCCCAAGCGACGTAGTCAAAGTGTCATTCCTAGTATTAGCAATGATGACTTTAGTGATGCTTGTACTCCGACTTTGTATGAGCATCAGCAAGAAGCTGTGGAATACTTTGACACCAAAACTGAAATCGCTTTGTTCTTCGAGATGGGAGTTGGTAAATCAGCCACCGTTCTCGCAATCGCAGCAAACAAATTCAAACGCAAAGAGATCGATGCACTACTCATTGTTGCACCAAACGATGTTCATGTCCAATGGCACAAAGAACAATTGCCACTTTGGTTAGGTGTACCTTATGAATCTCAGTGCCTCTTTGGTAGAGGCGGCGCACGCCAACCATATGCATTTGATGATGATCCCGAGATATTACAAGTCGTCTGCATTAACATTGATACGTTCAGCACTCCACAAAAATGGAAAGACATTACAGACTGGGCCAATAGTAAACAGACATTCATCGTCCTTGACGAAGCCACTGTTATCAAGAACGTTAATGCACAAAGAACTCAGCGAATGTTATATGAGTTTAATAAAACTCTCCGTAAAGGGAAGTCCATCATTGCTTCGCAGAGCAATTCAGTTGCGCGTGCAATACTTACAGGAACACCTGTTACCAATGGTGCAATGGACTTATGGGCCATGATGGAGTTCCTTAAGCCAAACTTCTTTAATCGTAATTGGTATTCATTTCAATCTTACTTTGGTATGTTTACACGTATGCAGGTAGGTGATAGGGAAATTAATGTACCGTTAACAGAGGAATGGTGGGAAGGAATAAAGAAGTGCACTACTTATGGTGAGGCACATGCAATATGTGGTTGTAGTGAAGATACTTTTAATGTAGTTCACAGTCAGGATTCTTATCAAGGACCATATAAACATGCTGATGAACTTAAAGAACTTATTAAACCTGTTAGTAGATTCAAACTACTTGTTGACTGTGTAGATATGCCACCGCAGATATACAACACATCTAATATAGAGATGAGTACTGATCAACGTTCATGCTATGATTCAATGGTTAAAGAGTTTATAGCTGAATATGATGGTCATTCAATGACAGCACTCAATAAGTTAAGTGTAATGATTCGTCTTCAACAAATTAGTAGTGGGTTTATATATGATAATTCTAAATTGATAGATGAAGATGGTGAGGTTGATACAACAGATGAGTTCTTACGTATGTGGAATAGTGTAGGTGAGGATTATGATGTTACACCTGATGATCCTATACGATGGATAGGAACAAGTAATCCAAAGCTTGAAGCATTATATAGAGATGTAGAAGAGTTAGCTAAGCCTATTATAATCATAACACGCTTTACTGCTGAAGCAGCAAGGATATATAATGACTTGAATGGTAAACATAGTTGTTGTCTTATTACTGGTTGGAAACGTGTAGGTACTATAGAAGAGTTTAAGGAAGGTAAGTATCGAGTAATGGTTGCAAACATAGCAGCTATAGCTAGAGGTTTTAACTTACAGAACTCACATGTTATGTGCTTCTATAGCAATACATTCTCATTAGAATTAAGACTTCAAGCTGAAGGACGTATCTTCCGTCTTGGTCAAGAGAGTACATGTCAATATAGAGACTATAGTAACAATGATAGTGTCGATGAGAAGATAGTAAGTGCATTATTACTTAAGCGTAACTTACTTGATTACATACGTAAAGCAGATCCAAAGGAGTTGGTAGCATGACAACTGAAGAAGTAGATAAAGTGCTTAATGCATTCGACCAGATATTATCTGTAAGTGGTGGCCAAAAGATAACTGATATATTAAATCAGTTCACAGACAAGATACCTAAAGATGTGCAGCCAATTGTTCTTGCTCAAGTTAAAGAAGATATAGCTAAGTCACTAAGTGATGGACTTGCACAGACTACATCTGAATTAAATAATGTAACGTCTAATCCAGATATAATGGAAGCAATAAAGAAAACTATAGGACCACAAGATGATTGAAAGTAATATACTACAGAAGCAGCCAAGGATATTAGACAAAGATCCATTTGAAAGACAAGCTAATATCAAAGCTAACAAGCTAAGATCTGATGGCTATACTATAACAGGTATATATCCTAGGAAAGAATGTAGAGATGATGGTGAATATGTCACCACATTTTATGAGATCTGTGGTTATAAGTAAGATACTAACCATCAGTAGGTTCCACGAGTCCTTAATCCAGACTCCCTCCTTTTCCAACTGATGTAATGTATATGACGCTTCGGAAAGACGAAGGTATTGCGCTGGAGTAATCAGGCTTCAATTTCAATTGTCAATGATTGAACGCAGTAGCATTTGCCAGTACACAGCAAAAGGTGGACGTGGTGCCAGTATTGCGGATCATTAGTGGTCGGATAATAGTGCATAGTTAGCCGAAGAAACTGGATGTGTGAATAGTGGTTATATGCTAGAAGAAGACGTGTAGGTGCAACTCCTACCTAGCAAACGGCACTAGGTCATGACTCTCGGTTCGAGTCCGAGGTTCACACAGTGTATAGATAAGTAAGGCGTAGGTTCCTGCGGTTGGTGATGTTGCATCTCTGTCTGATCAACAGACGATCCATCCATACACTGTCCATTACCGTAAATCGGATTGGCTTATTTCTAGGTTCGAGTCCTAGCTATACGCAGCGAAGTGTAGGGTATCGTTATCCCCACCTCCCAAAAAGTACTCTACACTGGAGGGCAGCCGCTGACATACCGGTTAAGTAGTATGTCGCTTTTTATAAAGGATTTGGGAATGGATATAGTTACACTCATATTAACAATAGCAATACAGATAGGTGTACCACCTTACTTTGCTCTGTCTATTGCGTATGCTGAGCATTGGAATGGTTCAGTAGAGTTTACAGTAATAAACCCTTATGCTACTGGTCATAATCCTAATGGTTCAAAAGATTATGGTGTGATGCAGCTTAACTCTGAATACTTTGGACATATAAATGTATGGTGTGCTGAGACTAATATAAGAACTGGTATACAACATATCAAATGGTTGAGTGAACGACAGCCATGTAATACATGGTGGTTGGTAGCTGTAGCTTATAATTGTGGATTGAATAGAACAATAGATAGAGTTAAATGGCCTGATGGTCCACCAGTTCAGTCACTATCTTATGCTGATAAAGTAATGAAGATATGGCAAGAGCTTGATCCTTACAATGTACAAACTTTGATACGAAAATAAAACTTTAATTAAAGTCAATTAAACCATTATGAATATGGTATAATTATATTATGTGGAGGAATATGTTATGAGTGACGAAGAAGATGATATCATAGACGATGTACATGATGACGTCTGTGCAGAATGCGGCTTGCCTTTTGATGAATGCACATGTGAAGATTGTGATGAGTCAGAAGATGATGAAGAATGGATTGACGACGATGAAGAAGAGTATGATGAAGATGACTCTGAAGAATACGACGACGAAGATCCAGACACTGACTTGGAAGAGTAGCAATGTTATTTAGTGAGATCAAACAACATACATTAGTTAAACATCTCACATCAAAGTTTGATCTCACTAAAGATTTGCAAGTACTTACTACAGCATTGCCTTGGATTAAAACAATCGCAAGACAAGAGGCTGCATTCTATCATGAGTGTAGTGAAGAAAATATAAGTCAAAAGTTAATTCAAGATTATTTATTACGTATACGTGAGTATGATGCAATAGATATAAGTTATATTATAGAGGAGATAAGGAAATGAGTGGTGATGTTTATATTCTTGATGATACATATCAAGGTAAACCAGTTATCAGTATATGTTGGGCAGATAGTGATAAGTATCCGTTCAACTTTGGTGTAGGTAAAGCAAAACTTTTAGTTGCTGCTTTGAAACAAGACCCTGACTTCTTAACGAGGTTTATTACGGAAAATAAAAAATGAGTGATCAGTTCGACTATCTTGCAACTGATGAAGATAAAAATGTTCTTAAGAACCTAGCAAGAATGGGTGATCATCTTAAAGAACTAAAGCTTAAGATGATTAAAGCTGAAGCAGAGTTTAAGCAAGCTCAAAAAGAACATGATTATTATGCTTCATCTGTTCTTCCAATGGAAATGTTTAATGCAGGTGTGAGTGAAATTAAACTTATGTCTGGTGGTATGATGACATACGAACGTAAGTTCTATTGTCAACCTAATAAGAATGCTGCAGATAAACAGATCATGGCTGATTGGCTTCGTACTGTTGATGGTGGACATCTTGTTAAAGAGACAGCCACTGTAGATGGTTCCCAAATGGAGGCACTGCGTGTAGCAGGAATACCATTCACAGAAATCGACGACATCAATACCAACAGTCTTAAAGCATTCTTAAAAGATAAGATCGGTGCTAATGGTGGTATGGTTCAGATTCAAATCCAGGATATTCCTGACTGTATGCACTTTCAGGAAGTTGGCTTAGTAAGTATAGAGGTTTAATAATGAAAATAGTAAGAGTGACAATTGGTGCTGGACAATCACGGTTTTTCTTTGATCGATCTTATGATCAATCATTAACTGATCAAGTTAATACAGATAATGCTTTATCATTTCTTACTGAGATGTGTGAGCAAAGAAAAACATTAGCAGTTATGTTAATGGGTCAGGGTGCACAAGTCGTTGAAGGTGATAAAAAACGACATGATCCATTTAATGGAGCTATACCTGCTCTACTTAATTTATCAATTATACAAATGATTGTTATTGAGGGAGTAGGTATTTATACACTAGAGGAACCAACCATAGATGAGTGAGGTCACTAAGAGTAGTGCAGGTATTCAGTGTTTTGGGTGTGTGTATCACGGTGTATGTGAAGACAGTCGAATAAATCTTATGACTGACTGTCATATACCTGAAGCACCTCTTCGTAAGAGACAAAATGAAGCATATAAACAGGGTGGTATTGATATGTTTGCAGCTGTTACACATACATATATATTTAATGTAAAGTTAAAGAGTAAGTACTGGACTAAATTAAAACTTGAAGCTGTTGTATAAGGAGTAGCGGTTCATGGATGATAATCTAATAACCGCTGCTGTTTATGGTGAACAATTTGAAAGTGCTAAAACACAAATGAAACTTATTGCAAATGCTATTGATGAGCAATGTAATAAAGGCTTTGAGACAGAAGAAGCATGTGCAGAATGGGCACATGAAAATCTGCTTGATATTGTTGTGATAGGTAGAGGCACGCATCAATTTTATTACCTAACACACAGAGGTGATATACTACATAAGCGAGCTTGGATCGATGCCTACTGTCATGATACATTATTCTTTACAGTAACTGATGATGATGGTAAACGATCTAAAGTAAATTGGACACCACGAGGAACAAAGTATCATAACAATGCAAGGATAAATGGAGAACGAGTTGACAGAGATCGGTTACCTATATACCATCGTAATTACTTTACTCCTTCTGGTTACTATGATACAACATTGGGTACGTTTAACATTGCAAAACCATTTCCCAGTTATGCTAAACAAACTGGACGCGACACATCACACATTTATACTTTCATCAACGCTATTGCTGGTGAGTGTGCTCTGCATCTGCTGGCCTGGTTAAGAGTTAAAATGTTAAATCCTTGTGTAAAGAATGAAGTGATACCTGTTATAGTGTCACGTGCACAAGGTACAGGCAAAACAACCTTTGCAGAAGTTATATGTAAAGGATTATTTGGTAAGGATAACGTTCTTGTTACTGATCAGTATGATGCCAATTCAAGGTTTAATGCTGATTATGCAGATGCGCTTGTTGTTTGTCACGAAGAAAAAGATTATGAGGATAAGAGAACTTCGGCTGCTGCCCTTAAAAGCAGAGCTACTGCAACAACAATACGTAAAGAAAATAAAGGCCAAGATCCAGTATATCAAGAGAGCTATACTGATTTCATACTTACATCTAACAGAGACGTACCTGTAAAATTTGATGATCAAGAGGATCAACGAAGATTTATGATTATGGAAGCAGATGAAAACTTTACACGTAAAAAGTCTCCAACTGCAGATGATGTATTTACATTATTATATGGAATGGATGCGAATAAAGTAAAGCAAGGTATTCCATTTACAGAAGACATAGAATTACAGCAGCAATTTAAGCATGAGTTATATACTCGTGAAGATATAAAGAACGTTGAGTTTAGACAATTTCCACATACAGCAGCTTATGAACGATGCTTTACATTACCAAGAACAACTGAAGCAACTGAGATTGAATCAATCATTCGTTCACTGGCTCCATTTATTAGTGAGTCATTACACCATCAGCAAGTTATTACTGATGTTACTATAAATGAAGGAACACCAAGAGAAGAACATGTAGCACTTAGTAGTTATCTACAATCTATTGCAGCATTACAATACTTCCCATCATTAGGTGGTCAACCAGAGTTTGTAGCTTTATGTAGACCATTGATATTTTATGATCAGCAAACACAGAAACCTTTTAATCATGCTACAGTTGAAAGAACGTTATATGATTGTGATTCATGGCTCATTAGAGATTATGGTATTAGAGTTTATCCTGTAACTACCGCAATACCTGGTGGTTTCTTTGGTATACAAGGTAGATATAGATCAGCACCAACAGCACGATTTATTTTAGCTAAGAGAACTATAACACATAATACTGTTGTTCAAGCAGCTAATGCTGAAGTGGTTATGAAGCATGATCGTATTGGTGAACGATTAAGAGTGAATGGTAAGTGGCGACCTGATCCTAATGGTGAGTTTGAAACTGTAAATGAAATGAAACCTGGTGTAACTACACTAGAGAATAAAAACCAAAATGTACAGTATATGGATACGTTCTTATTTGAAGCTGATGAAACTACTAAGCATGTTTATATGTTAGAAGAGGAACGTATAAATAAAGAAAAGAATATACATGGACAGTATGCTGAGTTAACAGCTGAAAAACTATTTGCTGAACGATTAAGAACTCAGCTTTCTGAAGCAGAAAGATTATTTAAGGAAGGAGTAGCAGCTCGTGTTGTATATAGTGGTGGTAAGTCTTATCATATTGTTATCCGTATCGCTGATAGTCCTAAGACTTTGGATGAGTATAAATGGTTACATGCACACCTCAGCACACAAATTAGTGATAAGCTTAATTTTGATTCTACAACTGCTGATCCTGCTCGGCTCACTCGTGCACCTATCATGTTTAAGAGAGAGTTTGAATATCATGGAATAAAGGTAATAGGACAGCAACGATGTCTACATACTAATTGGAATGCATTATTTAATTATAATTGGCGTGCATTATATAATCAATGGTTGAATAGACCATTAGAAAAGTATGAACAGTTTGGTCGTAAGTTAGTACCAACTAAACCTGAATATAGGGAGGCTATGAGTGCGTTACTTCATGGAACATTCTGGACTGACAGTAAGTGGAATGGACGTCGCCAACAATGCTTCTTCCCTGGGTATCGCTTATGTAGATACCTCGGGTATACTCATGACATGTTGTGGAACGAGAATGGAATACTTGACGGTCTTGAAAAGTACTATAGAAAAAGTGAAGTTGAGTATTGGAGAACTAGACAGGTTTCAGAAGTTATTAAACAAATAGATAAGGAGTATGATGATGACAGTAGTGATTAATGGTACCTTATTTACAGGTACACCAACTGAATGTTATGATTTAGTGTCATATAGTAAGGGTCAAGCTAGACCTTTAGCTCCATGTTTTAATGATAGTAACCTACTCCCTAAAAGTATTGCATCTTTACATGAAATGAGAAAGTCGTATAACAAGCTTACTGATGATGAGATCGATGCATTGTTACGTCCATTGATGGAGCATCCAGAATGAAAAAAAATAATTTGGCACGCACCGTGTACTGAGTGTAAACATATAAGAGATTCTATTTATATTGGACATACTGATATTATGCATAATACTTGTACGTATGTACTTCAATATAATAAAAAAGAAGGATGTCCAGGTGGTAAGTATATAGAAAAAGAAGTGCCTGACCGTAAGTATTATATACCTAATAAACTAACCAGTGATGTACGTAAATCTGGCGGTCCAGAAAATGATTATACGTATATTGAATGCACAGCTTTAGAGCACGAAGAATGGAGGATTAAAAACTTAAATGAAATATCAATATAGTACATGGAATCCATGGGCAAGTATGTATATGTTTTGGGATGATAAGGGTATAATCTTTATGCCTAATGGACAGTTATGTACTGTTAATTATGAAGATATGAGGTGGTAATGCAAGTAACAGATAGACCAGGTGTTGATGATCCTATATGGGATTATGTACTAGAACAACGGCTTAGACCTTATGTACCATATATAAGAGAATGGTGGGCTGATGTACATAATTTCAGTATGGTTGATACAGGTATTGTTGAAATATACTGTGAAGATGCACCTGGATTATATGCAAGGTTTACTCGTACAGCTATACGTTCACCTATACGTGGCATACAAGCATTTCCTTTTGTACCTACTGGACGATTGCAAATAACTGGCGTACAGGGTGGCAGTACAAAAATGATTGAGCGTGTATGTTTAGATAATAGAATGAAGATAGATGAGTTTACAGTTATATGTAAAAGTAATCTACCATCTACATTTTGTGCTGGACAGTTTGTAGCGTTCGTGCCAACAGAATATCTGGAAGAGAAGACGCGACTTGGATGTTGGTTATATTTTACTCAAGATGAATTGAGTATGATAGCAAGAGGAGAGACGAATGAAGCAATACGAAATAAAGCCCTTCTCAAAGCATAATGTTATCGTACACTATGCTGATGGTGCATTAAAACAAACCGAAGCTATGATCATTCAAGATTATGGTCTTCATAAAAAGATCATCACACCTTATGAAGGAGCTGATATTCTACTTACATCGATAGATCGAATATATATTGAGTTAAATGACGTAAAGCATTTATTAAATGAAAATTAAAAACTTTAATTAAAGTTTGATATTAACTATATTATATAGTATAATATATTATGTTGTATAACATAAAAGAAACAAGTGAAGGAGAACAACATGGCATTATTTGGAAAAGACGCTGAAAACAAAGAACAAGAAACAGCGCAGCAAGGTGGTGATCAAAACTACTTTGATGAATTCTCAGGTGAAGGTCTTGAGGGGTTTACTCAAGATACAGTTAGCACAGCGTATTTAGGAATGGTCCAGCCTGGATCAAGCCCAACTATGCATGGTCATGAAGCAGGTACATGGCGTAATAGTGCAACTGAAGACAACATGGGTAAGTCAATCGAACTTGTGATTTTGGCTTTCAAAACAGTATGGACTGAGAGATCTAAGGATCCACCTTACAACACTGTTGGTAGGTATGATCCTAAATCAATCGACGTTCAGACGGAATATCCAAAGCCAGGAACACGGGGCTTCCCAAAGATGACCAATCCTTTGACTGGTAATAAGGTTGAAGAATTATTCGTCTATGCCTGTATGCAGAAGGATGCACCTGAAAATGGGATCATGTACTTCAGCCCAACGGTTGGTAGTATGAGAACCTGTAAGCAGTGGAATGCACAGCTGCGGTCGCAACGCCTACCCTCAGGTAAGATCGCGCCGATATATGCATTCTCATGGATACTGGACCTTGACCTCGTTCAGAATCCTGCAAAACCGGCTGAAAAAATTACGAAGTTCGTTCGTGTCACCCGGGGTGAACTACTGCAGAAAGAAGTATTCTTAGGCACAGTAAAGCCACAGCTCATTGCAGCATCTAATGTAGCAATGTTGGCTGCGCCTGAAATGTCTGGGGATACTGAGTAGTATCTTGGAGTCGGTGGCAATGAAATCAACGAAAGAAGAGATCGGTTACCGACTCCCCATTGAGTGTTGTGGTAACTGTACACACAGTTATTTTACTGAATATAATGAAACATGTTGTAAGTTATTGCAACGACATGATCTTATAGATGTAGGTGGTGCATGTGATATGTGGTCAGCAACACCTGTTGTTGAACCTACACCTGAAGTACCTGATATATTAGAGCAGGTAACTGAAGAAGTAGAAGATAAAAGTTGTGCTAATTGTAAACACTCTTACTATAATCTAAGTGAACCTACATGTGATATAGATAATGAGTTAATAACTGAAACACATGTATGTAATGCTTGGGAGAAAGATGATGATGGATTGTAAAACATGTATACATTATAATTGGTTAGTTAATGAGAGTATGAGTAACGAACCTAAATGTCTCTTAGGAGAAGATGGTTGTTACTACTCAAATAAATATGAGAAGGAGATAGACGAATGGCAGACATTAACAATTGCACATTCTCAGGACGCTTAGTTCGAGATGCAGAAAGAAAAACTTTACCAACTGGTACTAATCTTGTTGCTTTTGATATAGCAAATAATACTGGTTTTGGTCAGCATGAAAAGGTAATGTACATTACAGTAAATTTGTGGGGCAAGAGTGGTGATAATTTGTTTCAGTATTTACTGAAAGGTAAACCTGTAGCAGTATGGGGACAACTTGAGCTTCAGCAGTGGACATCTAATCATGATGGTTCAACACAAAAGAAACTTGTTCTTAATTGTAATAACCTTATATTCCTTAACAGCGGACAGTCTTCACAACCAACAGTTAGCCGTGAAGAAGTTGTTCAAGGCACAGCTGAGGATGCTGAGGTGATGTTTTAATGCCTCGTCCACATGAAGGTACTTATGTACCACCAAAGCCTTCTTGTAAAGATTGTAAGTATTTTAGACCTGGAAAGTATTTGGGACATAGTCTTTATGCAAATAATGAATGCGCTAAAGGTTTTGAACCTTGCCCTAATAACTTCAAAGCTGTAGCACAAACAAACTATAAGGTTGAACAATGATCGCCATAGACATAGAAGTTGCCGAGCATTCTGACTGGGGTACATTAGGCCCTGGTTATCATAGGAAAGATGCAGCTATACTTTGCATCGGTCTTTATGACGGCAAGGACTATGTCTGTTGTGAACCTGATGATCCTAGATTACCATCATGGCTAGCTACTGATGAAGATAAAATCTTCCATAATTCTGTGTATGATACATCATGGCTTGTTCATGGATATGGTTGGAAGATTGGTGGTATATGGCATGACACAATGACTAGAGCTGCTCTAATAGATGAGTATACTGATCTTGATTTAGATAGTTGTTGTAAACGATTTAGAGTTGAAGGTAAGAATACTGAAGATACACTTGACACTTGGTTTAACAAATGGAAATCGTTTTATGGTTTACGTGGTGGAGTATGGGATAACATAGATGTCATCTGGATGCATCCTGAAGGTAAACAAAGTATCATTAAATATAATAAACAAGATTGTAAAGCAACTTATGATTTGTTTTTTGCACAAGAGAAGCAGTTTAAACCACATGAAGAAGCTTATAAACTTGAATGTGATCTTCAACCTGTTATAAGTATACTAAATGGTAATGGTTTTCCAGTAGATGTTGTTGCTAGAGATAATTTTACACAGACTATTAAATGTATGTTAAAAGAAACTAATGAAGTATTACAGTATCAGTATGGTATTACTGCTGACACAGTTAAGTCACCAAAGAAAATGACACTAGCTATGAATGAATTAGGTATTCAGTCACCATTAAGAACTGAAACAGGCAATCAATCTTGGAATGCAGCAGCATTGGCTGAGATAGATCATCCAGTTATTGAGCATATACAGAATGCTAAAAAATACCAAACACTTATAGGAAACTTTCTTGAAGGATCTTTGCAAAAACTTGTTAATGGACGAGCATATTCAGTATTCAGTCCAAATAAACGGGATGAAGGTGGCACTAGAACGGGAAGATTTGGAAGCCGTACTATTAACCTTCAGCAAATCCCATCACGTACAGAATCTGCTGAAGGAGTCAAGTCATATGGGAAAGAGATGCGTAGTCTCTTTATCCCTGAACCTGGCTGCTTACTTGGAGCCTGGGACTACAACTCCATAGAGATGTATGGATTCGCTCACTTTAGTGTAGGTGAACGAAGTGATATATTTCGTGAACAAGCTAGACAGCATGCAGATTTTCATACTATGGCTAAAGAATTATCAGGTCTTGAAGAAAGATTATGGGCAAAGAACTTAAACTTTACAGTATTATATGGTGCAGGACCTAAAGGCATATTTTCTAAACATAAGAAAGCATTTAAGACTATTGAAAAAACAACTGAAATATATAATAGATTTCATAGTGGTATGCCTTATATACATACTACACAACAATGGGCAGCTAATGAAACAAGAGCAGTAGGATATATTAAATCTATCGGTGGTCGTATACATCATAAACCAAAACCATATTTTGATACTGAACGAGGTAAATGGAATGATGGTTTATATAAGATGCTTAATTATCTTATACAAGGTTCATGTGCTGATACATTGAAACAAGGATTGATTGATGCATACAGAGTTGGTGTATATAGTACACTTAAACTTCATGCTACTGTTCATGACGAAAATGTATTATCAATACCATATAATAAAGAAGGTATTGAAGCAGCAATAGAGTTTCAACGATGTATGGAAAATGCATTTAGTGATAGATGGACAGTACCTATTAGTACTGGTGGTGATGTAGGTCCTAATTGGGGATATCAGAAAGATGATATATGGCAAGAGATGAAGTTAGGTCAGTTTGACTTTAATAAATATAAACACTATGTGAGGGAAGTATAAAAATATCAAATATAAAGTTTAGTAATGGTATATTGTATACCAGATGGGAAAATGGCAAGCGTATATCTTATTACAAGTTAGATATACTAGCACCTATTAAACGTTTATACCATAAAATTATGTCACATATTATACTTAGTAACGTTCATAAATACAGGAGGAATGCAATATGCAAAGCGATGGAAGAATAGTAGACCAAGATACTGGTGGTGAGATGAGCATGGCTGATATGCGATCTATGCATGAGAATGTTAAAGCTCAAGTAGAAAGTCCAGATAGAAAAAAGAAAGATCATATTAAGTTAAGTACTATCTGGAATACTACACAATCTATACGATCAATACAGCGTGATCTTGTAGCAGGTTATTCTTTTGACAAAGATAAACTTACTGAAATGGTAAATGCTATGTTTAGCTTTATCAATGGCATTGTAAGTCCTGATCAAAAAGCACAAGTTGAAAGAATGAAGACAAGTGGTTCATGTTTAGATTGTAAGTTCTCATTTGAAAACGATAATAAAGAACCTTGTTGTCTTCAACATAAAGGTGTTTTAACACAAGAAGCAATAGCTGTAGGATGTAATAAATATGAAAAAGCAGAATAGATATCATATAGGTATATCACTTGGCTTTAATTCATCAGCAGCTTGTGTTGATAATAAAGGTAGATTGTTAAGAGCAGTGAGTGAAGAGCGATTAAATCGTCAAAAGAATACTAAGATTATTCCTGTCAGAGCAATTAACTATGTTAAACCTCATGAGGAAGAACAGTTTTATCTGTCAACAACTCTTACATATTCACATTATGATACACTTGATAAATCATACTTTGAGAAATATGAACCTCAATGGAAATATATTGAAGGTGTATCACCTGAACTTAATCTATTATATCTTATTAACTTAAAATGTTCTTTAAGTTTTAACAATATAATACGAGTTGATCATCATACTGCTCATGCTTATTCAGTATTTCCTTATTATAAGGTGCCTAATAATAGTTGTATTATAACATCTGATGGATATGGTGATGATCTATCACAGACTGAACGATATTCATCTAACATGAAAGCTGTTAGAGGTAGGTATAATATACCTGATTCATTAGCATTAGTGTATCAATTTGTTACTGGATCACTTGGTTTGAAGATGCATCAACATGAAGGTAAAGTTACAGGTCTTGCAGCTTATGGTTGTCCACGATTAGCAGCAACTATGCTTGATTCTTTTTATGCTCATCTGTCATTATCTATGTACTATTATAAATCAAAATATAATTCTTTCAATGAACTTAAAGAAGCTGTATTTAAGTTTTGTGAGAAGGAACTTAAACTCATACCTGAAGATGTTAAGATTAATGTTGAAGATAAAAATATCACATCTCTTTGTTTAATGGTTCAATGGTTTATTGAACGAGAAATGTTAAGACGTCTAGATAATATACAGAATCAACATAAGTATCATCTATTCTTGGCTGGTGGATTATTTGCTAATGTGAGATTAAATAGTCTTATAGCTGATAAAACAAAGTTTAAGTCAGTTAATATAGCACCACCAATGGGAGATGAAGGCACAGCAGTTGGGGCTGTTCTCAGTCTGTTTACTAAACAAACTAAAGGTAAGTTTGAAAATGTATTTAGTGCAGTTGATATGAATGATACTTATGGTATACAGTATGATAAAGAAAGATTTGAACGAGAGACTATTAAAGTTTATTATACAAATGAAAAATACTTAGTTAACAAAATGGCTCAGATGCTTGCTGATGGTGAGATAGTTCATTATCGTAATGATATAAGTGAATTTGGACCACGTGCTTTATGTCATTCAACAACATTTTATCAACCATCTGATCCTGATGGAACTAAGCTACTTAACAGAACACTTGGTCGTAGTGAGTATATGCCTTATGCACCTATTATTCTTGACTGTGATGTTAAGAAACTATTTATTAGGAATAAAAAACTTGATAGAACTAATCAATATATGACAGCTATTCTTAAGTTTACAGGTAATGTAAAAGATTATGCAGGAGCTGTACATATAGATAGTACAGCACGACCTCAGATCTTATATAATAAAAAATCATTTGCTTATAAATTATTAAAGCAGTACAAAAAGTTAACAGGTAAAATGATGCTTATCAATACATCATGGAACATTCATGGTAATCCAACTGTAGCAACAGTTAATGATTCGTTCTTGACTTGGATGGAGAGTGGATATTGTGGTGGTGCATTGGTGCATGGATTAACAATGTATACTAAGAAAGGACCTGAACATGGCTGAAGTAACTAAAGATGAGTATGAAAATCACAATGAAGAATCTCTAAAGTTGAAAAGATCTAAGACTAGATGGTCATTATTTCCATGGGAACAACTTCAAGAAGCAGGTGATGTATTTACTGTAGGAGCAAAGAAGTATCTTGATAATGGATGGAAGCAATGTGATACTGAATTATATAATGATGCTATATGCCGTCATCTTATGGCATATATGAGTGGAGAACAGAAAGATAGTGAGAGTGGTTTTGATCATCTCTCACATATTATTGCTAATGCACTTATATTGAGGTGGAAAAATGAACAAATCACTGAATGAATGGCGTGATGCTATTTGGGAAAATGCAGAAAAGAAAGGTTTTCACGAACGTAACAACTTTGGTGAAAAGTTAATGCTTGTCGTGTCTGAACTTGGTGAAGCACTTGAAGCAGACCGTGATGATAAATGGCTCGGTCATGGTGTAGACTATGAACGTATTCCTTTTGATTCAATACGTGGTACAGTTGAAGAAGAACTTATCGATGCTATCATACGTATACTTGATATATGTGGTATATATAAAGTAGATGTTGATGAGTTAATGAAACGTAAGTTTAATTATAATATACAACGACCACCTCTACATGGACGTAAATATGGTTGAGTATAAAAACAATAACACATTATATGAAGAGATGTTAAAAGAAGTTGAAGCACGACCTCTCTTATCAAATGGTACACGTGAGATATTAAATGCATATATTTGTTTTGATCCATTTCAGCAGTTGAACAGAGCGAAGCAGAGTTATGTTGATGCTGAACTTGCTTGGTATAAATCAATGGAACGAAATATAAAAGCACATCCAATCATTGAGAAGAATCCAATATGGCAAGGATGTGCAGCTCCCGATGGCTCAGTTAATAGTAACTATGGTTGGTGTATATTTTCACAAGAAAATTATGCACAATATAATTGTGCTGTTAACTCATTGTTAAAGGATCCTTGTACTAGACAGAGTGTATGTACTTATATTCGTCCTGAAATACAGATGTATCATGATGATGGAGTTCATGCTAACCATGATTTTATATGTACATTCTGTACACATCATTTTATTCGTGAAGGTAAGTTAGAATATATAGTATATATGCGTAGTAATGATATTGAATTTGGAACGCCATATGATTTAGCATGGCATCAATATGTATTTAAGAATATGTGGAATGATCTTGTAGTAGCAGGTGAAAGAATAGATAATCCTATATTTAAGTTCTTGTCGCCTGGTAAAATACATTGGTATGCATCATCACTTCATAAGTATGAAAAGAGATCAAATGCAGGAGCCTCACTTGCATAAAAAACTATATCTTGTTTTAGAATTATTATACTCTAAGTGGGAGAAACGTGATTGGCGTCATTTCAAATATCAATGGCGTGAGTTAACAGAACCACGTAAACAAAGATATATACAACATATCATTAAGCAAGTATTTATACGCGACTATATCTATAATGCACAATTCCCTACACAATCTGAAGTAGTACGTTTGATTCGTACTAAATGTAAAGAAAATAATATCGCTGAGTTTGAGTATAAATATGAAAGTAAGATGTGAATATACTGGTTGCAGTCCAAAGCTTGGTAGGTTTTACTATAATATACTTTGTGAGAATGGACATGCAGATCAGATATGGGAACGTGAATACTTTACACCTGGAGAATATGAAATGCCTGATGAGTTATGGAATGAAGGAAGTGGATGGGCTGATCTAGTTTGTGATAAATGTGGAACTGATTATAGAGAACGTACACGACCTGGCAATGTAGTATCATGCCCAGCTTGTGGTGAACCAGAACTTATACCTGAATCAGCAATGCTAGAAGAATCTAATCTTATTGATGACTAATCTTTGTTTGTCCAAAAGTCAGACATCTCACAACATAAAAAATCAGATCGACCTTGATTCTGTTTATCACGATGTGCTTTAATCCAATCTTCAAGATCTTTTGTATCAACACTTTTAGATGAACTGACAAACTTTTTTATAATAGAAGTTGGCACATTATTATATTCAGTTGTTGTACTACGTCCATCTTTCCATGGTCCTGAACACTTAATTGTACCATAAGAATCAATTTCGAATTTACGTATTTCCATTTCTATCCTCCAGTGAATTAAACCATCTTTCTACATTACTCATATTAGTTGTCTGTATTCGTGCTATCTCATTCCCTTTGTCATCTGTAGCTATAAACAACGGTAAGTTCATGACATTATACTTCATAGGTGTTTCTTGATCTTCATGACAATCAACATGTTGAGCATAGCTTGGTACTTTATCTTCGATAGCATGACATGCTGTACACCATGGTGCAGTAAAAAATAATAATCTCATCTTAATTCCTCAAGTAAATTATTCCAGTTATCGTTATTCATATAGTATTCTGAACATTCAGTCTTTGATCGTAGTAGTTCACGTTTAGGTAACTTATCAAGCAGTTCTTTCAAAGCATCAATTGATTCTTGTGTTAACCGCTCAGCACTTACAAACTTAATACTAATAGAACAGTATATACTTTTATCACTACTATGCTTTGCTACTTCATGCTCTGGTACATACTGAAATACTTGATCGTCTTTAATAGCATAATGAGGTATTATATTCTCATTACGTATTATATCTGATAAAGAACTAGTAGTCCAAGATAGTACTATAGCTGTAGGATTATTCATTGGAAGACCAGGACGTAGTGCGTGTCCCTTCTTCAAGAACTCCTGTTTTATTATCATACTTGATTAACTGTAACAGGTAAAGGCCCTGTAACACCACCAGCAAAAGCTTGGTAAGGTTTACTATCAAGTGTATAACCTGGTGCACGGCTTTCATATAGTTCAAAACCATCAGCTGTCCATATCCAAGAGTTTGCACCTGGTTCAACAATGTAAATAACACCCTGCCTAGGGTGTGGACCATCTGCATCAACAATACTAGGTACATCGTTAATATCATTTACTCTCTGAACTTGCATCTTTCCTCCTAAATCGAAGCCAACCAAGTACACGTTCCATAGTCCATATACTTAACTTAACTTTAACTGTTTCACCACGCATTGCTGCTATTCCATTCTGATCTAGTATAAATATACAGTTGCCATTTTCAGAATCCATGATACCAACATGACCCCATTTGTTTGTACTTGAGGGACCAAACACCACAATATCACCTGGCTCAGGTCGTAATGTAGAACCTTGTGTATAATGTATTCTTTCAAATACATTTCTACTAACAGGTCCTACATCTGTCTCATATCGTGTGAATAATCCTTCAGCACCACCATCAATACCAAGACGTTCAAGTACCGGAGTATCATGAAAACCTTCAGTATATTCACGTATTAGTGCTACACATTGTCCATCACGACATTCTTCACCAAGCCAAATGTTTTTGAATTCTTGATAAGAACGCATTGTTATTCTTTCACCTTCACTTCTGTCACAGCGTTGTACACGATTGAAGCGACGGAAGATAAAGCGCCAAGCACGAGTAATGTAATTCCATACCATGTGTTAAATACCTCAATTACTTCAGCCATTCCTAAAGCAACAAGTACTGAGCTTGCTGCAGGACCTACTATTGTGATAACATCAGTGATCACCTTGATTACGTTTTTCATCTTTAACTCCTATTGCTTTATTTATCATCATCTCTGGTACTTTAACCAAAGCTGTATGTCCAAATTGTAATACTGCACAACCTAATGTGAATAAATTAAACCACATTGTATGTGTATTGTTTAATGCAAACTGTGCTGTCACACATATACTTAATATAAATAATGCTAATATAGCATACATTTTCTTTTTCTTTGGCTTAATAAAGTTCTTAAGCCATTCAACTATACCTAGAGTTGAAAGAGAAACAATCAAAACATGTACAACAAGCTTTGATGGTTCTATCTCCATTAACTCATTCACGCAGGTTCTCCTTCCATAGGAGGTCCTTCTTGACCTTCAACAGGCTGTTGAGCCATTGATACTAATTGCTGAAACCATTTGGCAAATAATGAACCAATTTTTTGCTGCACATCAGGTTTATCCCTTAGTTCAGCATCTATATGTCGTATGATAATTTCATTTTGTTCTTGTCTAGTCACGGTAAATCTTCTCCTCAATTTTATGTAGTGTCTTAAGCACATGCTCAAATGTAGCACTGAGCTCAACTACTTGACGTTCAATGTTTTCTACTTTTTGATAGATACTGGTTTGTTCTCTACGTAACTCATCACGTATACCACTTACTTTTGCACCAAGTTTATTGATATCCTCTTTAGCTTTATCGATGTCCACTTTATGCCTTTCATTATCCCATTTAAGTCTACTTAAGAATGAAACTATTGTTACTACTGAAGTTAATAAAGATATGATTGCAATAATTATTCCTAAGTAGACTGACATCATGCTGCTCCTTTGTATACGCGTTCACCATTTACCCATACCACACCACCAAGTCTATCAGCTTGTGCTTCAGGATATAATTTATAGTAATTCTCCCAAGTCTTATAACAAGTACGTGATTTAAGATTGTTTCGTATTGATGAGATACCTATTACTGGAAGATATAACCAGCCCCAGTAATTACCTTGTATATGATGACCATGCTCATGTGCTATTGTTTTCTTTCCTGCATCAGTAGGAATTATTGTAAAGAACAAAGCAGTACCACTAAAGAATGAATTAAGTTTTGATGCCTTCTTATCAAAGACATAAACTGGTCGTCCTTTATACTTTACATTACTATTATGTACACCTTTAAGTACACACATAATAATTAAGAATAATAGAAACTGTGGTAAGCACCACAAGATTAGTAAATAGTTGTACCATTTCATAACCATATTTCCCATAGCCTCCGTAAACTAAACTGTCCTAACTTAACCATTTTAATTGTATGCACAATCTTCAGGGTCAAGAAGACAATTGTGATTGCTGTTACTACAAGCAGGATACGAACTAGCAATCTGTTCTTCGCTTCCGACTGGTAAAAATCTATCAAGAGTTGTGAGAATGAATTGGCGGTACTCTCTAGCTGCAAAGACAACTTGTTCGAAGTTTCCTCCGACAGCGTCAACTCGTTGGTCAATTTCACCGAGTCCATCTGTAAGGTGTTGACTAAGTTCTTTAGTCCATCGATTTCGTTCTGCGTTGACAGCATTGATAATTCTAGCTTCGACCAGAGATTCATCTCCTGCAACCGGACCTGATTTACATCCGATTGAGCAAAGCACAAAGATAGTCCCGAGTAGAATAATAACACCAATAGCCACCAACGCTTCACGCATAACTCCTCACTACTGATAGAAGTGATGTACTGGTTTAGTAACTTCAGCTTCTTTCAGATAACTTCCATGCTCAGTAACTTCTGTTACTGTATGATTCATCCTACTTTTCATAGCAGGATGCCAGAGTATGGTAAGAACTGATGCTACCATATGTAGCTTCTCAAGGTCTTTCCATGATACCTGGCGCATATCAGCAACTTCATTATCAAGTGTTTCCAGAAGATGCTGATCTAACTCTTTGTAAGTCATTTCCTGCCCCAGCTTTTCTTAAGAACTTTATCAATCTTTTTCTGGTAACACTCCATAATGTCGTGTTCACGATCATCCCATACATGAATGTCGTGTTCCATCCATTGACAATGTTCTTCACGCTTAATAAAACGTTTCCATATCTGCTTGTATAAATACAAACACTTAAGAAAATGTTTTATAGCATGACTTTGTTTGCCAGTCTTCTGCATTAAAGCTACAGATGATGCTGCAATTTTATCACAAGCATCAGTCATAGTAGCATGCCACTTGATTGCATGATCTTTAATATCAGTTGGCTGGTAAGCCGAGTACAGTTCGTTGTTAATTACAGGAGTAATCTCATGATCATCCTGCATCTCTTTCTTTATCTTCAGTCCCCAAAACTCAAGGTGAAGACAAAGAAGTTCATGCATTCTTTTTGGACCTTGATAACCCCAACAATGTGTAGTTACCATAGCACATTCAGATGCATGCTTAAGCTGACAAGCAGCTTTAAGTATTGTATTATAGTGTTCTAACACGTTCAATCTCCTTTAGTTCTCCATTACGAACTAGGTTAGCTTCGAGTATTTTCTTACTAACTTCAAGTATTTCAATGTTTACTTGAAGATTAGCAATAGTGGCCATCAATGTCATGATAGCCACTTCTTGGTCGTCTATCACGGAATACGAGCAACTCCTGCAAATGCTACAAATGTAGGCACAGCAGTTGTAGTTGTCCCTATAATGCTACTAGCAGTATAGAGCATTCGTATCATGCTATAACGCTTTACTCTTTCGCTAAGAACGTGTCTTGAACGTCTGTCTCCAACTACTATTGTGTCAGTAATTCCTGCCACAGTAATAGATGTAATTTCGCCTCCGGTTAAACCATCAGGCAATGCTACACCAGGAGATAGTAAAACATCATAAATCTCACCATCATTAAGTGTAGCAGCAGTTACAGCTATAGTTAGGCTTTCGCCTGGTACAGCAGTAATGCCAGTAATCTCAAGCAAGTTTACCTTGCGCCTTGTCCTACTCATAATGATCTCCTATATGAAGGACTCAAATCTGCGATCATCACGATCACAAATAGGAGCATACCGTATAGGCTGATCATAGGCCATTACTGGACGATAAAAGTGTGGTGCACAATTATTATGTCCGTAACTCTCATTACGAAGCTCTTCTTTAACCAGACGAGCTGTCTTTAAGCAGTTTCTATCTGCTTCAAGCTCAGCTATCTTAGCAGCTTGTGCCGCTATAGTCTGATCTTTAACTAGAGTTGCTTCAAAAGCTCTAGTCATTTCGCCCTGTTGTTTTACTTCACAACCTACATCTTTGATGTTTTGGTTGGTAGCACAGCAACACTGCTCTTGCTGAAGTCTTGCAGCCCAGGAAGTATTTAAGGTTTCTTTTTGAAGATCCCAATTATTCCTGTTAAGTGCGCCAAACTCAGCATCATGTCTTTTATAGACGTCATCACCACGTCCATAACCGTCACCTCCGAAGCCGCCTTCTCCGCGACCACGGAAGAGGAATAGGAATGCGAACATCATTAACATCCACATTGAACCATTCCCATCGCCCATACCAGTCGTCATAATGCGATCTGGTGTTTCTACTACTGCCATGATTTCCCTCTCATGGTTTGTATATGTCAAGTACTAATAGCCGATAACTATTTTCCTAGACGCCAAATTGTTTACGTAATGAATCAAGATCTAGATTTTTCTCTTGAAACATTTTACGTAAGTTACTCTCTGCATTTGGATCTTTACATTGTTCCTGAGCATATTTGAATGCTTCAGCCATACGTGGATCACTCATCATACCTATCATGGATTGAGGATTCATTCCACCTTTGAACATATTCATCATTTGTCCAAATTCGTTAAAGTTCATAGTTGACCTCTCCTATTTACTTTATTTATATTATTAGTGTCTTATACAAGCCACTCCTTTGGTATATGGATTTCAACGTCATAGACATCTTCACACCGAGGACAAATAGAAACCAGATCTCGCAGCACCGGCTTTGACATGTGGTATATGTTATAGTTATTTTTAACGGGTCCTGTGGAATAGCAACAAGTTATCTGACCTTGACTTAAAAGACGAACCATGTGAGTTATTTTATTGTCAACGGGTCCCTCAACCTTTTCTATTTGCCGATCCCCGAATGGTTTCCATCGCTTAGTTTTATAAGGAATATTGTTATCATCGCAATACTTCTTTTTCGCTTCTGTATCATCATTTGGATTTGGTTCTAAGATGATAATGGAATCAAAATACTCAGGAGGCTCTTTCATTATCTCGTGCCAAGCAGCAACACGCCGAACATGGTCATGCTTAGGTATTGGCAATATACCATTCGTTGATATAATGACTTTGAAACCACGGTTACCCAGCTCAATTAATAACTCAGCCAATTCTTTATACAAAGCAGGCTCCCCACCTGTAAGATGGATTATCCACTCATCTGGGGAAAAGTATTCATCAACCCATCTAAGTAACTTGACATTAGTGATAGAATTAATTGGATTACGGCCTGCTTCATCCCATGTAAAGTCTAACGGCTTCATCCACTTCTTCATGGGACAGTGGTAGCAATCCAAATTACAAGATTGTACTAAATAAATGCTTAATAATTTCATGCTGTTACCTTTATTACTTTATCATTTATATAAACTATACTGTCATCTATATTAGCATAATTAAAAACATAGTCGTGATTTAAGAATCTTTCTGCTGAAGTTAATACATAAGCATTATTTAATGCTGCAAAATTTTGACCATAAAAAGATGTTACTAAGCCAGACATGCGCAAAGAACTACTGCCAAAAGCAATAGCTAATACTAGCATAATATCAAAAGTTCCAGTACAATGTATATATGCAGAATGTTGGTCTATTCTTGTATACATATGATCTAAGAAGCTTAATACACCACATGCTCCTGCATTTGATCTAGACTCAGGTTCATTATCTATATATGAAAAATAAAATATAGAATCCATAGTAAGTTTCAATGTGATGTTATGTTCATATAACTCGTTACTTTTTATAGTGACCCAGTCATTTGGGCCTGAATTAGAAGAGCCTATATATAAAGCATCTTCACCAAACATTATGCAGCGCATACGGTAATTAGAAGGATCATTTAGTGTTAGTAGTGCGAGTGAAATTCCGCCTTCTAATTCCCTTGCAGGTATCTTACTGAAGCTACCATCATGACGTATATTACCTAAAGCTATTCCAGATCGTTCTATCCCGATATTATCATAATCAGATAAATGATGTATCCCATGCTCATGATCTGCTCTAGAAGCCTGGTTAGAATGCCCTGGATATCCACCCCAGTATAATCCCAAATTTATCGGATTATCATCACTTAAAGTAGGGCTTAGTCCTGCAGGTCCTCTTATATTACCTGCTATTGTTGCGGTAGCTGATGTAAGTATTCTAACAATAGAACCAACAGGAATAGCGGTTTGATTCATTATATTTACTGGAGAAGTTCCTGCATTTAGAATAAGATCACCTACACTCCAACCAGCAGGAGCATTTTCCTGATTACTAGTAACTGCAGTTATGGTTGTACCTTTGATATTACCATGGACTACAACACGTACATTAGTTTGAGATGTAATCTGATCTATTCTACCAAATCTACCATTACTATTATTGTTAGTTGATATAATAAGATCCCCAATGTTTACAGTTCTTCCTTCTGGTACAACAGGGTTCACGTTGATTGAACTACCACCTACTGTTGTTAATTGTGATGTTGTGTAGAAGAAATTAAGACCTTGTAGACCTTGTAGACCTTGTAGACCTTGTGGACCAGCAGCGCCAGCAGGACCAGCAGGACCAACAGGACCAGCAGGACCAGTGGCACCTGTAGCTCCTGTATTACCAAGTAATCCTTGTAGACCGCGTTCTCCTGGTAATCCTTGAGGACCACGTTCTCCAGGTGCACCTGGATCACCTTTAGATCCTGGTAATCCTTGTGGACCAGTAGCTCCTGTATTACCAGTAGCACCAGGTGGACCCACAGAACCAGTAGCTCCTGTATTACCAGTAGCACCAGGTGGTCCAACTGGACCTGGTATACCTTGTGGACCGCGTATCTGTATACCTGTATCATTAAATGCATTATTTATTTGATCCCATATAGCTAGTGTATCTTGTACTGGTAAACCTGAATTTTCTAACACATAACCAGAACCTGGTTGTCTTATAACTGAACCTATAGGTTGAGAATTCAAAGCTGTTATATTAGCAAATACACCATTTATAGATATTGATCTACCTTCAGGGCCAGGTGGCCCTTGTAAACCTGTAGGACCAGGATTACCAGTAAGACCTTGTGGACCTTGTGGACCTTGTGGACCTTGTGGACCGGCTACATTACTTGCTTGACCTTGTGGACCTTGTGGACCTTGTGGACCACGTATATTACCAACTAAAGAACCATTATTATTGTCATTAACACGTACAATATCACCTATTTGTGCATTTATACCTAATATATTTCGTATATCATTACTTGTATTAACTATACGATCATGTAATACAGCATTTATTGAATTTGCATTAGTTATATTAGTAGTAGTAGTATACCAATTAATACCTTGAGGACCACGTTCTCCTGTTTCACCTTGAGGACCACGTTCTCCTGTATTACCAGTAGCACCAGGTGGTCCAACTGGACCTGGTATACCTTGTGGACCAGTAGGACCTTCAACACCTTGTAATCCTATATTACCTTGTAGACCTTGAATACCTTGAGGACCACGTAAATTAGTTCTATATGAAGCTTTGACATGTATCATACCTGGTTGTTCAGATATAGTTAAAGCTTCAACTTGGAATAAATCACCAAGATTAGCAACAGTTGGATTATCAGGCCAGTTACCTACAAGTATATTATTTTGTCCAATCAATAGTAAATCATTAACATATATATTAGTATCATTAGGTAATGAAGTAATGTCATCAATAATCGACCATTGCCTATTACCAGGTACAGGTGCTATATTACCTTTAGGAATTACTCTAAAAGGTATAATACTTTCTACTTGTAATAGTGTTCCAATTTCATAGAATATACCAGGTAATTCTCCAACTAATATACGCTGAGCAGTTACTAATAAAAATTGTCCAACAATTGCTTTATCTGGAGCGACATGTGTATTAGTATCAATTGGTATTATTCGAAGACCATCGATACCATCAACACCATCAACACCATCACGGCCACGAAGAGCTTGCATGCCAGGACCATATTGTTCAGGTGCATTATGTTTAGTGAATGTTGACATTAAGCTCTCCTATTATTAAAGTAAGATAATTCTTTTGACCAGTATTCAATACGTGTCTGTAACGTATTTGCTATACCTATACATTTATTACAAGATGTTTCTTGATTAAGAGCTATAAATACTATAACAGCAGCTGCCATATAGCTATCAAGTAGCTCGTCTATTTTAGTAATAGTATCATCTTTTGTATATGTACCATTACATGATGTCCATTCAACTCGTTCAGCACTTCCATTACCATTTGCTACATCATTAATGAACATAGCAGCAGCTTCTGACCATGAGTCAAAATCATCTGTGGCTTCTTCATAGTACTTCTTAAGTACTTTCTTATGGAAAGTATCAAACTCAGCACCACGAAAGTTTAAGTGCATTAAATGAAAATCACCACTGATACAGTTAGCTATATCAGCTAGATTTTGAAGTGCTTCACCTATCATTATTCAGTGATTTCTCTTTCAAGAAGAAGACCACAAGCTTCACAACAATCAGCATCTGAATCTTCAGAAGGTATAAATGCTTCATCTTTAGGAAGACCACAAGCTTCACAAACTTCCAACTCAACTACAGTTGGTTCAGGTTTTGTATCTGTAATAGGATTGGTAAGATGATCAGGTATTGTACAACCAATAAGCTTCTCAACTACTTCTTTAGACAAAGCACCAATAAGATACAAATCAAGCATGACTGCTTCATAAGCTTCAGTCTTTCTGATTGCGCGTAATCTACGATTATTAAGGTTCGTAGCTTTCATAATATACCTGCCTTATATAGGAACCGAGCTTTATCATCTTCAGTTCCAAGTTTCTTATATTCATCTAACCGTGAACCGGATAGAAAATTCTTTGCAAAGTCATCATATAGTTCTTCATTAGCTGTTTTACCACGCTTAGCTGCCATACGTTCTTCAGCCGCAGCAGCTTTAGGTTTCTCAGCAGTTAATTCAGCACTGCCTTTCTCTATTTCTTGTTCAAATTTTGAACCTGATCGTTCACCATGAATAACATATTCATAGCGATAACGACTACCAGTTTTTTGTCCACGTATTCTGATGATATCCCAGAATCGCATACCAAGAACATGTCGTTCTTTACCATCAACAGGACTAATCATTGTTCGTCCTGAATCAGCAAGATACTTTAATTCACTATATACTTCTTTTGGTACTCTGAAAAATACAACTACAGCACCATTATTAGTAAATTCAACTCGCATCAATTGGTATGTAAGACTATACTCAACAAGAGTAATATGTCCTACACCGTTAAATTCATATACTTTACGTATAAAATCACCATTATCACCTATTTCAAAAGCATTGTCAATATACTTTCCAATCTCTGAATTAGGATCACTATCAGGTGAAACATGATGCCCGATGAAGTCATCATAATCTGCATCGGGCACCTCAACTGTTCGTCCATTATACAGTGTTACCTGTTTTGTTTTTGGTTTAGATGGCTGTCCACCTTCCTGTCTCACTCGGTATCCAGATGAAAGTGACCACTCCATACCTTGCTTAGCAAGATTTGACTTGTTTACTTTTCTAAATCCTTCTGACCAAGGAGAAGGTCCAGCCGATACGGCCATCTAATAATCCTTTTTAGCTTATAGCTATACTAACCACCTGAGCAATCGGTATAATACCACCGCCAGCTGGAAATTGACTTGAGCCACCTACTCCACCACCTAAGATGATAGAAGGAGGTTGACTCCGATCATTACCTGGAGCAATAGATATGTTACTAATACCTGTTAATGTTACATTACCAGCCGGTGCTGTTGCGCCGGCTGGTGTAAATACTACAGTAAATCCCATATATTACTCCTTATACTCTAGCAACAGTGATTGTTACTGTGAGTGCAGTACGGCCTGTCTCTTTACCATTGCTATCACGTGTTATAGTTTCTAAAGGTACATATGCACCTTTACCAAACTGACCACCGCCACCAATTCCAGGA